ACAAGCACAAGCTCAGCCGTCCAGTGAAGACGAGGGCCATCGCTCCTAATGGAACGATCGGAATCATCGGAGAGACAACCACTTCTGCCGAGCCCATCTTCTGCGTGGCGTACAAGCGTCGCTTCCTCGACAGTACAGATGGCAAATGGAAGTATCAGTACGTGATCGACCCGACAGCTTACCGTTTGATCGAAAGCGGCGTGTCACCTGACGACATCGAAGACGCTTATGCGCTGAGTTACAACGTCGAGCGTCGCATCAAGTTCCAGGCAGAGCTACAGGAGTATGTCGATCACGGCATCGCGTCCACGATCAATCTGCCCTACCCAATCACTGATGCGTCAGAGATTTTGGAATTCGCCGAGACGCTTTACCCCTACCTGCCGCGCCTGCGTGGTGTGACATGCTATCCGAACGGCGCTCGCGCTGGTCAACCCCTTGAGGGAGTCCCTTACGAGACGGCGCTCGGGCAGACCGGCGTTACGTTCGAAGAGGATGCAGCGCGCACGGCTCAGTGTCGTTCCGGGGCTTGCGGAGTCTAACTCCTGCTAGACTCTTGGTCGATGAAAAAGGATCGACCAGACAAGGCGAGCAAAGAGCCTCGCCGGACCCACTACGACCACCACCCTGCTTTCAGGTTGCTCCCCCCGGGCCGTCCGTTGGCAGAGTGCAAGCCAATCAATCATCCGCGCGGAAAGGACGGAGGATGGGGGAGCTAGACGGCCTGCGCTATGAGGTCAAGCTGTACGAGCTTGAAAACGGGCGCTACAACTATTACGTCTACGTCAAAACGCGCATGGCTCAAGGCTGGAGCCAAGACCTCAAGGTTGCTGACGGCTCAGCCGATACGGAAGAGCAGGCAATCGAGGACGCCCAAGAGAAGGCGACGGCAGACCGCCAATCCAGGCAGGATAAGGTGGCTACCACCAGGGTCGTAGCGCTCCAGTGATGAGCTTGCTATAGTGCCTGCCATGCCAATCGCAGAAGGTCAGCAAGAGCACGCGGTGCAGCAGCTTACGATCGAAGCTCGTCAAGCTTTGCGCGGTACATACATGGGCGAAACTCGTGTTGGTAGTGTCCTCTCTCCTGTAGAGAAGGCGCTGGTAGAGACTTGTTCGAAGTTGATCAAGGCAGTCGAGGTTGCATCGGCGAGTAGTCCGCTCGTCGTCCCTGTGATTGACTTGGAGGAGGCGCGCACCCTTGACGACATCTATGAGCGCATCACAGGAACAGCCAAGGGTCCGCAGCAAGGCGGACGCAAGTTCGTGATCTCATTCCCTGAGGTTGAGTTGGGGGTCGATGAGATTTGGCCCAACGGCGATGCACCTGAGAACCCGACTCCCGATGATGTGATTGCAGTCATGAGAGAAACGGAGCGGGCTCATCCGATGACAGTGACACACGAGTGGAGGCTGATCGACACACTGTATGTCCGTCACCACACTGACACCAACGCAGACATGGAGGTAGAGTGGGATGGGAGTTGACGTAGACTTTCCGGTGCGCGTTCCGGAGGATTCATTCACACCGGAGGCAACCTTTACAGGGTTCCCCAAGATCAGTCGCTTGTTCCGTCCGATCATTATCACGGAGAAGATCGACGGCACGAACGCGGCCGTAGTGGTGAGTCCGGTCGAGCCGTACATCTATGAGAACGGCCAGGTGGTAGGTCCAGGTATCGTCGTCAATACCGATGGGCGACGCATGGACGGGTTCTTCCCAAGGTATGTGTACGCTCAGTCACGTAAGCGAGTCATCTCTCCTGAGAATGACAACTTTGGCTTCGCTGGATGGGTACGCGAGAACGCCCATGAGCTAGCTCGCTACCTGGGTGAGGGCGTACACTTCGGAGAGTGGTGGGGCTCTGGCATCCAGCGCAAATACGGACTGGACGAGAAGCGCTTTAGTCTCTTCAACGTCAACCGCTGGCGCGATGAAGAGGATATGAATGGCTTCGGGGAGATCATCAACACGACCGATCGTCCTCCGTGCTGCCATGTCGTTCCGGTGCTCGCTGAATTCGAGGAGTTCGATACGGATGCCATCCGCGCGACGGTCGCGGACCTCGCCGAGGAAGGATCAATGGCTGCACCTGGGTTCATGGACCCCGAGGGTATCGTCACCTACCACAAGCACAGCAACTCACTCTTCAAGACGACGATCAAGGACGACGACAAGGGCAAGGAGCAGGGAGCATGAAAGTCCCGGCCAAATTCAAGCAGTGGCCGACCCTCTACAGGTACGGCTATGAAGACGGCGAGCGCGGCGATGCCAACGTAGGCGATCGGTTCACGGCAGGGGCGCGCAAGGCTTACGAGGCGGGCTACGATCTGGCTGCCAAGAAATCTTTTGAAGAGCACCCTTGAAACTTTCCTTCCTCCGTTGCTACAATACGTGAGATGACGTATCTCCCCAAGCAGAACGAAGACATGGGACACGGCAAAGCCGTGAACTAACCCCTACGACGCCAGGATCGGTCGATTGTAGGGGGCTCCGAGAGATCGGGGCTCTTCTTGTTTGAGGGATGTGCTATCATCGAAGATGCCCTATAAGCCAAACGGAAAAGGCAGCGCTCTTCTAAAGCGCGACAACCGGGTTCGACTCCCGGATGGGGCTCTAGACAAAGACGAAAGCCATGTGCTATAGTCGGAGTCGAACGGCACAGAAGGCACCGTACATACTCAACGCCTTCAGCATCAGGGCAAACCCCTAGAGTGCAGCGGTAACCATACCGCATGGTCCCGAAACGAGTAAGGTCGTGGGATCAAGTTGCTCGTCGGATCGCGCCCGGAATCTAGGACCTGATGTTGCATGCGTGTCAGCCGACTATTGGTTTGTCGGAGCGGGCTGTAACCCCGTCGCCCCTGGCATTGGTAGGTTCGATTCCTACGGCACGCACTAACTGGGGCACTGCCTGTACAGCGGTGGCCTGGAAGGAGATTCATGACTCCGACCACATTGTTAGTCGGGGTCCCTGGCACCGCCACCAGGCGGGATGCGGGGACCCTTGACCCAATGCCAGTCCTTTCTTGAAAAATTTGCCTCGCGTGTATGCGAGATTTAGCATAATCACCTGCGCTGGTGATGGAATGGTAGACGTGCTGCTAATATGTAGCGATGGGTTTGTTCAAGGGCTACAAGCAACGTCACCTTCAACGTGAGGATGCCAGGCGGCAAGAATGGCAGCGTCGTGGTTGGATTCCAGAAGCCGCATGTCAAGAGACGGCTTTTCAGTATCTCATGCGAGTGATGGATGCCTTGGAGGCGCATGTAGATGAAGTTTTGGCAGACAAGCTTTCAAAGTAGTTGGTTTCTGTGCTGGAATAGGTAGACAGGCGCGGTTGAGAGCCGCGTGACCGAAAGGTCGTCCGGGTTCGACTCCCGGCAGGAACATGTACATCCAGAAGTACACACAAGATATCCTTGAAGAGGCAGCCGCCAACAGTGCGTCGGTGGCCGGGGTCTGTAAATACCTCGGGATCAACAATCCCGGAGGCAGTTCGCAGACTAACATCGGCAAGCGACTCAAAGAGTTGGAGATCAATACCTCGCACTTCCTGGGTAAAGCCAGTCGCAAGGGTCAGCCTGCACGCAATCGCAAAACTGCGGCGGAGATTCTTGTGCGTTTGTCCCAAGGGGCTTATCGCATGCAGGGAAAGTACCTGCGCCGCGCCTTGATCGAGATTGGTCGAGAGTACGTTTGTGAGGGTTGCGGGAATACTGGAACATGGTCGGGCGAGAGCCTGACTCTAGAAGTAGATCATCGGGATGGTGATTGGCACAACAACGAAGAGCATAATCTGCGCTTTCTCTGCCCCAATTGTCATAGTCAAAAGCACTAGCCACAGGACGTGATGGGCTTCGGCCCGTGTGGGTTCGACTCCCACTCAGCGTATCCAGTAAGTAGTTCGGTTGTGAGGGGGAGATGGCCACCGCCCAAGAGAAACCGCCCGTGGGTACTGGTACCGCGACGGGTAGCATGCGGCTCTGTTGGAATGGTAGACATGCCAGGCTTAGAACCTGGTGCTCGTTCAGAGCGTGTGGGTTCGAATCCCACGGGCCGCACTCCGCCCATAACGGCGGTATTCATAATCACATCGCGTAATAGCAGCACCCCAGAGTAATCGCAGACGTGGAGCCGGATGGCTTTGAAGCGTTTGCGCTCTGCTCTGGACTCGGGGGACTGGTGCTAATGGGAACACACCTGTTTTGCAAGCAGGAGTTAGGGGTTCGACTCCCCTGTCCTCCATCCCTGACCAAACCAAGGAGCCTTCTTTTGGAGGAGTACAGACATCATCACCGTCACGACAATCCTCTCTTGGAGGTCTTGGAGATACTACTACAAGAACAGAGGAATCTAGTGGCAAATACCGATGCACTTACGGCGGCAGTTGCCGCTAACGAGGCCGCAGTCGCGGCCAACACGACCGCCGTCGAGGCAGCGGTCGCAGCAATCAAGAACGACGCTGATCAGGCTGCGGTAGACGCGGCAACGTCGGCTGTCCAGACCAACACCACGCAGGTTGAGGCCAACACGGCATCACTCAACAGTGCGGTGAACCCTCCAGTCGCGCCCACGGTAACAGGAATCTCTCCTGCCAGTGGACCGCAGGCGGGAGCAACCGTCGTCACGGTCACAGGTACGGCTCTCACGGGAGCAACCGCAGTTGACTTTGGAACGGTCGAGGCTACGAACGTAACCGTCGTGTCAGACACGGAGGTCACGGCCGAGAGCCCGGTAGGAACTGACGGAAGCGCCGTCGAGGTCACAGTCACCACTCCGGTGGGGACGAGCCCGGCAGTCGCAGAGGCCACGTTCACCTACGTAGAATAAGCAGCGTCGGGGAAGTGTTCCTTCCCCATATGCACCTTGGCGGCTAATAACCGTTTGGGTGCTCCACAGGGTGTGGTGCAGTCTGGTCTAACACACTCGCTTTGGAAGCGAGAGGTCGCAGGTTCGAATCCTGCCACCCTGATTCGGATCATTTAGGATTCGTGATAGCATCTGATGCGTGCAGTCCGTATCAGTTCTCATGGTTAGTCATTTGGAGGCTCGCTCGATGAGGCACGCGCCTATAGCTCAGTGGTCAAATCTCACTCTCGGGTGGGAGAAGAGCAGCGGCCTTTCAAACCGCAGGTCCGGGGTTCAATCCCCCGTAGGCGCACCACAGAACGTGGCGCAGCTTGGTAGCGCGCTTCATTGGGGTTGAAGAGGTCGCGGGTTCAAATCCCGCCGTTCTGACTAGTAGTAACAGGGCATAGCTCAGTCTGGTAGAGTGCTCCCCTCGGACGGGAGAGGTCGGAGGTTCAAGTCCTCCTGCCCTGATCAAATCGTATTGCTCGGTCGGCCCCCGGTAGAGGGCAAGCGGACGGAGCGCCCCTCGAAAGAGGGCTTGCCTTCGAAAGAGGGCTTGCCTACATGGTGTAAGTGGTATCATTCCTGCGTGGTAAGCAGGGGTCCCGAGTTCGATTCTCGGTGTAGGCTTGGAGGGTTGCTCCTCCTAGAAAGACTCGTGTAAGCCAGGCGTTCTCAAGAAATGCCTATGCACGTTTGGTGGATGTTTTACGGCTCACTCCTCAGCGAGCGGCACTCGCATCTGGGGAAGCTAAGTTGAAAGTCCGGCACTTGTCTTTTGCGCCCGCTAAGTGTTTGTGGTGGCACGCTTCACTCGTAATGAAGTAGAGGGAGTTCGAATCTCCCAGTGGGCTTGGTATAGTGGTTCGCATGGCATCGGAACTACGACCACTTCGACGTTTGGATCGCCCGCCCGCCAATTGGGACGAGCTTCATAGCCAAATTGGTGCAGCGGTCAATCACGCAATGCTAGAAACCTACGATGGGCCTCAGTTGCCCTTCGGTTGGTTGGACAAGTTCCGAAAAGCGCTGGTGATCGATCTGAATCGACGGAAAGTACTTTGTAACACACAATGGGGTGAAGGTCATGGTGACCAAGTAAAACCATGACCTTCACCTACATAACTGGCGATGACACTTGAAGGCACAGCCAAGATCGAGTATCAACGCCAGTACCAGAGGGATAATCGTGAGGCGCTTCTAGCCCGTAAGAAGGAAAGGCTTGAGGCACAGAGACGCCTCATCCGTGAGGCGAAGAATCGTCCTTGCGCCGACTGCACGGTGACTTACCCCTACTACGTGATGGAGTTCGATCATGTACGCGGGGAGAAGAAGTACAACCTGAACCGCCTTGGTAAAATGTCTGCCTCATGGGATACCATCAAGGCTGAGATTGCTAAGTGCGAAGTCGTATGCGCTAACTGCCACAGGGAGCGCACGCATCAACGAGGGAGATAGGCTATGGCAGCCAAGGAGCCTCCAAAACTCTAGGACGGGGTTCGATTCCTCGATCTCCCGCTTGACAGGCAAGCGGTGGTCCTGTAGACTACCGCGCCATGACTACATTCATGGCGGCACATAAACGTATCGTCCTCGCTATCGCCTTTGTTGTCGTTCTCGGCATTGGCTTTGTCGGGGGTTGGGAATACCGTCGTATCGAAATCGTTGAGGATGTGCGTACTGCTGTTACGCATGTCAAGAAGGAATGGCACGCTGAGGAAATACAACTCAAGCGTGAAACCGAAGTGGCGGAAAAGAAAGAGAAGGAAGAATCAAAGGTCGAAAATGAAGTCTCGGCCTACGAAACAAAATGCACATCGACAGGTGGCACGTCGGACATCGAACACAATGTCAAAGGCTACACTTGGCGTGGTACATGCTCTGCTCCTGCATCTGCTGGCTCCGAATCTTCCAGCGAACCTCCACAGGAAACCGAATCCGAAAGAACTGATCGAGAGATCAAGGAATGCAAAGAGAAACCAGAAAGCACTACTCCCTTCCCCGAAGGTTTGACGTGCAATCACGGTTCGCTCGAAAACTAAGAAGTAACCGGGACGCCTGGATGGACCTGCGGATTCCAAACCCGCAGGCGAGGGTTCAATTCCTTCTCGCCCCGCTTGATCGGTTTAGTCTCGGTCATCTACAGGAGTCATGACCTGTAGCCAATGCTGCCGTGCTTTCGGAATTGACTACCGCAATGCACGGTCTTTGGGTCCTTAGCTCAGTTGGTTAGAGCGCTGCCCTGTCACGGCAGAGGTCGCGGGTTCGAGTCCCGTAGGTCCCGCTTGCAGTACCACATGCACTCGTATGGTTAGTGGTAGACCAGGAGGCTTTTACCCTCAAAGCTGGGGTTCGATTCCCCACGAGTGTACTAGACGTGGTGATCGTCTATACCCGGTGTTCGGTTGGGATACTAGACTCCTTCCTTGCGCCAGTAAACTCACCGTCGCCCGGTTCCCTACACCGGCAAAGCTATGGTAGGGCATAGCGTAAACAATATCTCACGCCCGCACGGATCAAGGCCGGAGGAAACGGAGAGGCGATTTTACTACAGTCCCTTAGCTCATTGGGAGAGCGGTGGGTTTACACCCCGCGTCTGACTGGGTTCGATTCCCAGAGGGACTACTGATGGACGATTAGCTCAGTGGGAGAGCGCCGCTTTGACAGGGCGGAGGTACTGGGATCGATACCCAGATCGTCCACTGCTCCCAGGTTGAATACCTGTGGAGAGCCCTGTGCGGGTTGACTACTCGCAGCAAAGGGCGTATAACTGCAACAGGGAAGGTGGTGATCCAGTATCTTGTTTCTTGGCGAGGGTCGTATGATCCAAGACAAGCAAGAATGGGCGACCCTCGCCTTGAGCAGAACATGGGCCTCACAGGCTTCGATCTGGTGAGATTCGAGAGTTAGTTACGCAGCGGTCGGCACACCTACCTGCCACAAGCCATAATTGGCACCGATGACACTCTCGCTATCCCCGCGAGCTTCCAGGAAGGTCATTCTCTTCCGGGAGTTGGGGCACGCGAGCTTCATCTCGCTCTGGCCTAAATAGCCTTAGCCGGGTACGCACTACCTGTGAACAGAAAGTGCGATGGTAGCACCCCGCGAGTAGCACGTTCTCGGACGTAAACCGAGTGGTGGAGACGGGCGGAAGCCTGTCCCATGAGATTGGTCCTCTCTGACGGACCTAAGCTGCTGAATAGTGACGCTTTACGTACATCGGAGACGAGGGTTCGATTCCCTCGGGGTCCACTGTGCTATAGTAGAGAGCAATGCAACCAAGGAGAGTCAAATGTCGTTGATCCCCCCCCCCGCTCGTCCGATGAGCGGAGCCAGCTTGCTGCCCTGAAAGCACATCAGAGGGCGGTACGGGAGCACAGATCAGCCAAGAAGAGGGTAACCGCCCTCTCCGAAGCTCTGTCTGATGCTGAGAGCGACCACGCAATTGCGGGTACCGAGCGTTCGTCGGCGAAGACGAGCTTGCTTGACAGCTTGCAAGACGCATAGTAAGGAGAAACATGGGTTCCCTTTGGTTTATCCTGGGAGGAATCGTACTCCGCCTGAACCCCGAGTGGTTCAACGGAGCATCATCGATCGGTCTGGTTTTGCTGATCTTTGGTGGGCTCATTGCGATCTTCGAAGTCGTCATCTTCTTCGGAGCAATCACAGCGTTTTTCAAAAACTGGTAGTGGGTAGTACGCCCTTGTAGCTCAGCGGATAGAGTGACGGTTTCCTAAACCGCAGGTCGTGGGTTCGACTCCCACCAGGGGCTTCGTAAGTACCGGCATGCAGGGAAAGCGAGCCGCCATAGCTGTGCGCCAGGCTATGGGTCAAGGACATTGGCGCACCTGGAAGGGTGGCAGAGAGGCCGAATGTACCGGGTTGCTAACTCGGCGTGGTGAAAGCCACCGTGGGTTCGAATCCCACCCCTTCCGCTTGGATCATCGAGGAAACGCAAGAGTGAAAGTCTCGATAAGCCGTTTGGCGGTGGTGATAATCAAGGGGTCCGGACCCCAAGGTTACGTGTAGGTGATTCATCATTGGTTGGTAGTGAAATTGGCATCACGCCTGGCTGTTACCCAGGTATTGGGGGTTCGAGTCCCTCCCTCCCAGCTACGATCCGGTTAGCGCCGGGTCGAGATAGTGACAGAATAAGGGGTGCAGCAATGCGTGCCCCTATTGTGCCCACGGGTACACTATGGTTCGGTCGTAACAACGAAGGCAAGTCCCGCGTCAACGCGAAAGTGTGCGACAGGGAGGCGCTTGGTCCGGTGGCGACACTGGGAAGCGATGCCCATCAGGCAAACGAATCGACGGGTGGAGACACCTTGACAATGTACAGCCCATCAGCACTGTGGAGGCACCGAGGAGATTGCTAATTCCAATCATTGCCCTCGGTTACAGGTGGAGTCCTGTCTATCGTTCTCGCATCGTGGCGGAGAGGCTACGCGGTCGGCTGCAACCCGGCTCACATCGGTTCGAATCCGATCGATGCGTCTGTTTGGAAGGTGCCCGGCATGGACGAGGACACCGCCTTGAAAGCGGCTGGGGTCTGAAAGCCCTCTAGGGTTCGATTCCCTAACCTTCCGCTGTACGTAGTAATCACGGCAATGTAGCTCAGTCGGTAGAGCACACGCCTGAAAAGCGTGGTGTCGCGGGTTCGATTCCCGCCGTTGCCATAGCTCCCCTGAGGAGTGAAAAGCCCGTCCCCTTTAGCCAAGGTAGGAGATTCAAGGTGGCAACTTGAACTAGGCGGCACAACAATGGAGCATGGTGAAATGGTGATCACGCCACTCTGATAAGGTGGTATTCTGAGTTCGACTCTCAGTGTTCCAATCCAAAGGGAAAACATCCCGTCTCGGAAAAATTTGCCTCGTGTGCATGCGAGGTTTAGCATAAACATGGCCCGTTGGTCTAGTGGTTTAGGATACCGGCTTCTCAGGCCGCGTGAACGTCGGTTCGAATCCGACACGGGCTACTTTGCCGCTGTGATGGAATGGTAGACGTGCTCGGTTCAAACCCGAGTGCTCGCAAGAGCGTGTGAGTTCGAGTCTCACCAGCGGCACTTGCGGTAAGGTGGTCTGGCCGACCATTTGTGGCTCATATCCGAAGATAAGGTTATGATGCCATCCTTGTGCATAATGTATATGGCGTACAAGGATAAGAAAGATCAGGCAGCTTCCGCTCGTCGCCATTACGAACGAAATCGTGACGAGATGATAGCCCGCGCTGCCAAGAATCGCGATAAGAAAAGACAAGAATTTACCCAAATAATCAACCTTCTAAAGGAACATCCTTGTGTCGATTGTGGAATCACTTATCCGGGTGAGCCGGACCTTATGGATTTTGACCACATACGAGGAAAGAAGATTGCGAACATCAGCACAATGACTAGAGGCGTAACCTCAATGCAAAAGCTGATGATAGAGGTAGATAAGTGCGAGCTTGTTTGTGCGATCTGTCACAGACGACGCACGAGACAACGGCGCGGTCAGGTGGTCCGGTGACCATTCAAGACTCATAATCTTGAGAGCCGAGTTCAACTCTCGGGTCCGCTATAAATACGCCAAAGGAGCAAAGAGCATGGAGAATCGATGGTATCTAGCCGCCAAAGGCGGTGAAATCCTAGTTACCCGTATCAGATGGCTAAGAGAACGTGCCGCGATCAAAATGTTCGGGCCTTGACATACGCTACGACTTATGCTATGCTATGGGGCATGATCAAACAAGAATCTCGATTCCAAAAGGTTTTGTCGTGCATGCTTGTATATCTTATCGTTGCCATCGTGTGCTTCTTCATATATAGTATGATCGCCCAGGCGGCTCATAATCATGGCCCTGCCTGGTATGGCAACCCACATGATTATGAAACTCAGGAAAGAGAAATTCCAGAAGAAGGTAGGTAGAGTTCGATTCTTTCTGCCGCTATTGCAGTACAACGACGCGGAGTGGAGAAGCAGCTATCTCGGCTGGCCCATAACCAGCAGATCGCGGGTGCAAATCCCGCCTCCGCTATACTTCATCCATATGGACGGAATTGAGTCAGAGTATCTGACATTCATAGAGGATGATCACTACGAGGGCAAGACCCAGAGAATCGTGATTCTCAGTAAGCGGCATTGCTCTGTTTTGGGTGAAATTAGGTGGTACGGCGCATGGCGTCAATATGCCTTCTATCCGGAGCCCGAAACGATATGGAACCCTCAGTATCTCGATGATGTGAAGGCATGCATCAAGATACTGGCGGATGAACGAAAAGCATTGCGGGATCGTACTAACGGCAAGTGACCTGGTTCTGAGCCAGGGGATCGAGGTTCGAATCCTTGTCCCGCAGCTAAAAGCACACGCAACTGTCCAAAGGTTGCGAGGAGCGGACTCTGGGCGTCCGCGCGAGGTCTTCAACCTGGCAGGTGTAGTCGTCCTAAATATGCGTCGGTAGCTGAATGGTAGAGGCGGCAAACACCGTCCCCAGCACTGGTTTTTCACACCAGCGGATGCGGGTTCAAGTCCCGTCCGGCGCACTCATTGGGGAATCGTCTAATGGCAAGACAGCAGACTTTGAATCTGTGAATGAGGGTTCGACTCCTTCTTCCCCAGCTACGTGCCAGCCCCGCCTCTGCTCAATACTGCGACGGCAGTGGGTATGCGACTGGCACTATCATGGCGTTCATAGCTTAGTGGTAAAGCTCCGGGTTGTGATCCCGGCCACGAGGGTTCGATTCCCTCTGATCGCCCTGTAGCACCCAAACCAAACGACATCCTAAAGGAGGATGAAAATGGGGAGGCAAGACATAGAAACTGTGTACTGTCTCAACGCGACGGAATACGATGCCTTCAAGTTGTACTTCGAGGGCAACACGGTTCCGCAGATAGGTCAGATGCTCAATATGTCTACTACGTCAGCGGGTAAAGCACTCGATTCTGCACGCGGGCATGTTTGGGGCGGTATGACTGAAAAACGTGTCAATCGCGGTGAAATGCCTTCGGGCCTCTCTGTAGACAATCATGGCCGCACGCAAGAAAGCCGTAAATACACCTGAGCCAGTCGCCGTTACGACGATTTGCTCCGTCTGTGGACTCTCCTGGAGTGACCACGGCAAGGAGCCGACGACGGACGACTGTATCCGCCTACTGAAGGCGGAGTTGGCAAAACGACCGATCACGGTCCCTCAGCCCTATCCATGCCCCTACCCGGTGCCCGCACCAAGACCGTATGTGCGTCCGTGGTACTGGGAAGAATGGAACCAGAAACCATTCAAACGCCCGCTGGAAATCACCTACTCAAGTAGTGCCAGCCGCGAATCAACCTTTGGTGGCAAAACGTTCACCGAACACACTCCCAAACTGCTCAGCACAAGCTGTCAAGCAGTTGGCTCTACCATGTAGAGTCGGTCCCTCTTCGGAGGGACATATGGTCCGCTAGCTCAATGGTTAGAGCATCCGTCTTATGAGCGGTTGGTTCGAGGTTCGAATCCTCGGCGGACTACTATGGCGCAATCGTCTAGCGGTTAGGACACCGGCCTCTCATGCCGGAAGCCGGAGTTCGACTCTCCGTTGCGCTACTTTTCTGGTACAATATGCTCATGTCGCGGGCAAGAGATTGGACACATCCGGTCACGGGCGAGGTTCTGTGGTTCGATGCGTATGACTCGCAAGCGACAGTGGAGCAGATCGAAGTCCTCGCAGAAATGGAGGATGCCGACATTGACGACATTCTCGATGAACGGCTCTCCACTCGCGCGGTCCTGTACCGACTAAACCACAACAGCGGCCTGATCCCTCACGAGATCATCGAGCAGAAGCGCGCTCGCTCTCTCCTGACTCAGAAGCCGCTAGTTTGTCGTTACCACGACGACCCCAAGGAATGTGAAGGCGTCATCACGCGGCACCACTTCGTGCCCCGCTGGTTGATGCTGGAGCTACCCGACTATCTTAGTTACGCCCCTCGGACATATTGCACGATCCCTGCCTGCACTGGTTGGCACAGGTTCTTGCACTTGCGAGATGGCGACAGTAACAAATCAATCGCGCCCTACCTCACCGAGGCAGAGAGCGATATAGCAGATCATCTAATCGAAAGCCTCAAAGAAGTACGCCCCGTTCTTTTCGATTTGATCGCTCAGGGTGATAACAACTCCTACGAGTGGTGGTTGATCCACGACTGGCAGGAGGGTAGGTTCTCACACCAGAGTGAATAAAGGATGATCTGGTTCTGGCCAGAAACAGCGGTGAGTGACCGCGATGAATAGTCACTCCACTTCTCTCTATAGCTCAGCGGAATAGAGCGTCGCCCTGCGAAGGCGGAGGTCGTTGGTTCGAATCCAACTAGGGAGGCTGCGTCTATAGCTCAGAACCACCAGTAGAGCACCGCCATTTAGGGCGGAGGACACGGGGATAGACTACCGTTAGATGCTCCAGGGATCGTAGCTCAGTTGGCAGAGCAACCGGCTCTTACCCGGAAGGTCGCAGGTTCGAAGCCTGCCGGTCCCACTAACTCCTGAGCGTAAAGTCGCTCTCAGACCTGGTAGAACCAGGATGGTCACGCGGGCGTCGCCTGATAAGCGGCTCGTGAGATGGACCCGTGAAAGTCGGGGCTTGGGTCGTTAGCTAAATGGTACAGCACCGGACTCTTACTCCGACGATTCTGGGTTCAAGTCCCAGGCGACCCACTATCCCTTTGTAGCTCAGTGGACAGAGCGCGGGTCTTCGAAGCCCGGCGGCGCAGGTTCGAATCCTGCCAAGGGGGCTAAGCGGCTTGGTTCGCCGTGCATGCGCAAAAGAACTTGGTCGGCGAGGCACCATACCTCTAAGAGCCGACTGTTGGCGGGGTTGTGGTGAACCCTCGGTTAGCTACCCCTGTGACGCTACCAGCGAATAGCGATGTTCGCACAGGGGAGGACTTCGTAGAAAGCCCAGATACACGATAAGCGCGGTTTGAAACCCGCCACGGTAACGTGAACAGCGAAGCGTAGGGCAGATAAAAATGGACGGGGTTGCCTCTCCCCGCGAAGAAACGGGGCACACGCGACATTGATGTAGTGGTAGCCTACCTGCTTGCCATGCAGGATGCGCGGGTTCAACTCCCGCATGTCGCTCTGTAGTCAGACGGTCGCTGTGGTCCGATCCCACAGAGGAAAGTCCGGACATCCTGGTCGGGGAAACTCGATCGCTTCCGTAACCAGGAGGCATAGACAATCGACGTGTGGCGGGAGCCTTGTTGAGATCGATTCTGCGAGAGCGGCGTCGATAGTAGTACGGGCGCTCGAACCGAGCACGGCTGGTGAGGATGCAACCTCAAGAAGCGAAACCTAAGGGCTAGCCTATGGTCATAGCGGGTTGGGGGCAGCGTAGGGGTAACACCCTAGACGCCACGCGCAAGCGTGAGAAAGATGATCGTCCAACGACAGAATCCGGCTTATCGACTACATAGTGCCTGCTATGCAGAAATGGTGCTGCGCTCGCCTTGTAAGCGAGAATAGACTCGGTTCGATTCCGAGAGTGGGCTCTTTTGTGCTATACTAGTCGCAATGCGGCCTGCTATGTATAGCTTTGTGAACCGGGGTCTTGGAATGACGCCCGGTAAGATCGCCGCTCAGGCGCAGCACGCAGCCGTGGAGGCTTTCCGCATCAGCGACCAAGACCTGTTGGATGCTTGGTATCTGGGAGGCCACTACTGCAAGCTCGTGATGGTCGCCGACGACGACGTTCATCTTCTCACGATCCAGAAGTACATTGAGGAGCGAGGCTTCAAGACCAAGCTCATCATTGACGAGGGTCGGACAGAGATTCGCCCGCTGTCGATGACGGCGCTAGGCGTCGCAGTAGTCGATCGTGACGACCCTCATACGGCTGCCACGTTTGGCGAGTTCAAGCTGTACAAGGAGAAGACCGTAATACCCTCTCTGAGCGACTTGCAGGCGTTGTTGACCCGTCACCACGGGCCATACGCGATCAAGCGCAGGAGACGGCTCAACGCGGCCGAGAAGGAGCCTTTCGCCCGAAAGGGCCAGTTGTAACATGCGGGTATGGTGTAGTTGGCAACATATCAGCCTTCCAAGCTGAGGTCAGGGGTTCGAAGCCCCTTACCCGTTCTGCGAAAGTCCGGTCTGGCCTGATCAGCTATTCGCGGACGATCCTTTAGGCGTAGCTTCTTGCAGATTCAGTTCGGCTGGCTGTGATCCGCCGACTCGCGTCATCCTTGCTATGTACCGCACCCCGGACTAGGGTTTTAGGTAACATCGGTGTCATAATTGGCATGGATGTTACCGCGTTGCGTAGCTTGGTCGATGAGGGCCTTGGTCAGAAGGCAATAGCCAAACGTCTGGGCGCGAGTCAGTCCGGTGTTCGATATCATCTGGACAAGCTAGGTCTTGAGACTCACCCGCCAGAGCGTCCTATTGGGTGTTCTGCACACGGGGTCAAGAAATGTCCCCCGTGTAGGGCTCAGGCCGTCTCTAAGCGCCGCAAAGTGATCCGGGAGACATTGATAGCGGAGCGTGGTGGCAAATGTCAGCAGGCTGATTGTGCGGTCCCTGGCGGCTACGACCGCGACATGGCTGCCCTGGACTTCCACCATCTTGATCGCGCCACCAAGGTCGGCAACCTATCGACTTGGAAGGGCGACATGGATAGTGCCCGCGAGGAGGCCAAGAAGTGCATCCTCGTCTGCTCCAACTGCCATCGAGAGATCGAGCGCAAGTACCACTTGACTTCCGTCTAGCAGTCCTGTAGACTGCGGCGCATGAACACACAACCGGCAGCTACCAAACGCATCATCATCGAGTTGGTTGCGACCATCTTGGTGCCTATCGTGGCTATTCCTCTGGCCGTAATCCACTTTGTCAGGGAGCGGGTAGGTGCTGGCCTGGGCCTCCTTTTGACGATGTGGGTGGCCTCTGCTATCTGGTTCGGCATCATCTTTGCCGTGGCGTTGCACAACAACACGTCACACGAAACGGCCCGCGTAGAACAACAGGTTGCGGCCTCCGCACCGGCCAGCGAAGCAAAGACCGAAAGTCCTTCTGTTGCAGCTTGTGAACAGGCGAAAGACAGCGCAGAAGAAAGGTCGTGTGTCTATGAACGGTCTTCCTCCGCTCAGCGATCACAGATCGAAACGTGCTCGCGCAATCATCCTCTCCTCTCCAAGTTCTGCGAGTCGGCTCGTGAACAGCCTCTCACAGAAGCTAAGGAAATCGCCATCGGCGAAAAGGAAACGACGGAGAAGAACGAAGAATGTCAGCGGGAATACGCAGAACGCGGTTCCGGCAAGTCCTGTCAGCCGCAGTGTCAGTGCTGAAATGGGTGGGCTGATCGTTATATTCGTCTTGGGGTTCATTGTGGGTTGCGCTGTGACCGCTTGGTTGATGGAGCCAGAGGGGTCAGCGAATCGAGAATCCATCGAAATGCGTCAAGCCTTCAAAGACGTTCACGACAGATTGCACTAATCGCTGACACATAGGTGGCGCGTTACACGAGTAGCCGACTATCCGTGCAAGCGGTAGGTGAAAGCCACGCTCTGAGGCTATGGTTGCCAAGGTGAGTCATAATCACCAGGCGCAGGTTCGATTCCTGCCGGAGCGATTTTCCGGGCGCGACACTATCCCATAGTGTACCCAAAAGCCACTCTAACGGTGGCTTTTGAGCGTACAATGGGAGATTCTTATTTACTCCCTCCTCCGGTCGCATAACTGGTAGAGAGCTATGGACAGGGACCCTACCAGATGTTTGCTTTCGTTTGCAAACTCCTCAAACGCCACTCGTGGTATTCCTTCGAGGCATACAGTGGCGAGTGGTTCCTTGTCTGCTCACGGTGTCACAAGGTAAAACGGACGGTTGACCCATGACCATCAAGAGGCTCAAGGAACTGATTCAGCAGACGCACTTGCACGGCGTCAGGCTCGGTCACGAAATCCACGCTCTAGAAGCTGAGAACAAGACTTCTGCGCGCGTCAAGGCTCATCTCCTCAGGGAGGAGCTTCGCGGGCTAGAAGCGCTCAATGCACATCGGCGCAAGGAACTAGCGAAGCTTGAAAAGGAGCAGCCGAAACCTGCTCCCAAACCTCCAGCGCCCAAACCTACTCCGAAACCACCGCCCCCGAAGCCGCAGCGCTTCACGATGTATGACTCCACGAACGTGGACAATATCCCATCTGACGCTGAGGCCGTAGCGGGTTATGTGAATGGAGCCTTCGAAAACTTCAACGAGCTTGTGCGGCGCTTCCCGCACGCGAAACACCTTTCGATCGCGGTTAGCTCAAGCCACGACGCACATTGCCTCGACATCGAGAACGGCGACGCTACTCCAGCCGACGCCCCCGGCTGGGTCCGCCGTCAGCATGCGCGCGGCATCAAGCGTCCTGTCGTCTACGCTAACACGAGCACCATCGGGATCGTCGTAAACGCCCTCACACATGACGACATCAAGCGCGACGAATACCTCGTTTGGACCGCCCACTATACGGACACACCACACATCGAGCCCGGCTCAGATGCAACTCAGTGGGAAGACCACCATGAACTTTACGATGTCTCGCTTTGCGAGCCCTGGTTTTTGTAGCCGCCTGCTACAATAGAATTACTAGAAAGGAGAATCATATTGTCGATTTTTACCAACCTAGAGGCGCTATTGAACAAGGCATGGCAGACAGAGCCAGCGCGAGTCATTTCCGCAGTAACAGGAGCAGTCCTGTTCGTGGCAACGAACTTCGGTTTCGTTGTACAGGAAACGTCTGTGACCACCGCTGTCACTATCCTGCTAGGAGTCTTGTTTAGCGGCGAGGTTGTCAGGTCCAAAGTGTCTCCGGCATCACCGCCGACTCCCCCGACCCCCACTGCATAGCGCTCTCCCCCACATCACCGCGTCGTTAGGAAAAGCCCCGAAATTGATCGGGGCTTTTTCGTAGTCGATTTCAAGCGCATAACCAGTGATGCGTACTTCGGCAAAGATGGGGCTCAGGATTTGGAACCTGCTCCTCGACCCCTATGACCACGAACAGCTAGCTGACAACTGGGCTAAGGTTGACGCACACGACCACTCGCCCGGACGCGGAGTGCTGATCCCTACCGAGGGCGTCGCACTTGAAGCTATCTCCTTTCCATTGATCGCTTCGTCGGTCTTCCCGACAGTCAGCGCCGTCGGTGGCGAAATGACGATCGCAGCGGCAGAAGAAAAAGTCCTCGCTGGAGGACCGACGATCGAAGCTCCTGCTACAGGCAAATACGAAATCGGACTCTTCCTCACGGGCGAGGTCAACGTCAACGAACTTACGACCCTCAAAGGGTCCGTGCGCGTCAACGGCACGCCCACCTACACCTTGTTCAACTGGGCGTCGGCGACCAAAGAAGCGCAAATCACCACGACTAACTTTGTGCGCGCCGAACTGAAAGAAAAAGACGCTCTGACCATCGGTTGTCACGGCTCTGGGCACTCCTGCACCTTTACTCAAGGGCGCTTGTCGATTTGGAGGGTCGCATGATAACGACGGCCAACCTTGGGCTCACTGTCTGGGACAGTGAGAATGACGACTTCGAACACTCACAGTTGGCGGACAACTTCGTCCGCATAGACGCGCACAGCCACTTGGGTGGGTTGTCAGAAGCGCTCAACTCACACGATGAACTACCTGGCGCTGGCCACTGGACCAACCTGGGTCTTGGGCTTGCAATCAAAACGGGCGCGATCGAACCCGAAGCCATCCGACGTTACTTGCTCAAGCTGCGCTCAGTGGCTCACCAGCAGATCGACATCGAAGGAGTCGAGTCTGAAAACATCGCTCTGGAAAATGTGCTCAACAGACACCTTGGTGACGAATCCGTTGACGACAGGACGATCAAAGAGGAAACGATCACGATCGACAAGCTCGATCCGAACATCCTCACGCTAGGAAGCGTCATCCTCTGGTTCAAATACTCTGTCGGCGCTGCGCCGGGAGACTTGTGGCACATCTGCGATGGAACCGCCTGGGCGTCCATCCCCAACTCTCTGGGTCTTAGCTCTGGCAATATCCCTGACTTGCGCGAACGATTTGCGCGCGGTACCGATCTGAACCACACGGGGGAAGTCGGGGGAACCGCAGGGATCAATCTGGCACACGCGCACAACATCACTTCTGGTTCGCTCGAACACTCACATACGATCGGTGCTCACAATCATAGCATCGCTGTTGATGGTAAACACCACCATACCTTTGAAGGTGGTTTCCAGATTGCGTCACGAAAAAATGCTTTCACAAACAATATTGTTCTTGAAGGTCATAAAGCGGCACTCCAGAGCCTTTACCTATCTGAATTCCATGAAGGTGAAGAAGGCGCAAATGCCTCAATGGATCAGGGTGGCGAACATAATCATGGTGGTTCAACTGGGCTAAGTGCAGCTTTTGCGTCTGGCGGTAGCTCCCTCTCTGGCTCGGTAACAACCGATACTCAGCTAACTAGCGTTTCAGTGACGCCACCTTTTGTAGGGCTCGTTTACATTATGCGCGTAAAATAGAGTTGCTATACTGGAGTAGTTATGACTTTGACGATCATAAAGCCCGATTCTAAGAAGAAGGGTCTCTCAGACTGTGTGAGAGATCTGAAGACACAAACTGGTGGTGGATATCGTAAACCGCCCAAATCATCGCATAGCGCTGTTGCAACAGGCGAAAGCGACGATGATAAACAAAAGAAGATAGACGACATCAAGGAGGGGATGGAGTCTGAAGACTGGAAGAAGTGGGAGGAAGAATTTGATGATTGGGAAGAAGGTTAGAATAATGAAGTGGCAGCGTCGCTATCTTTTTCGGTTACGCCGACTCATAAGAGTTAGATACCGAGTTGCCGATTCCCTGGTAAGGTCGTAGGTGACGTAGTAGGTACCGACCATCTATACAAAGGAACCATACCATGCCATCATACCTACCAATTCGAGCGAATTCTCGCTCACAGGCCGTCCGTATCGGCGGCAAAACGATCAAGACCAATGTAACAGCGTACATTGACTTGGGTTATCTCGACGTTCCAGCCACGCCTACCAAAGCGGCTGTCGAAGTCGGCAAAAAAGCCGAATTCAAAGAAGGCGGAGAAGGACTGAAAAAGGAAGTCTACTTTGCCTACTACGTCACAGCCGTTGATGCAAGCGGTAACGAGACAACTCCGACGCTCGTTGTATCTGCACTGGCAGGCAAAGGGGCAGAAGTCGAAAGCGAATACAACTTCGTTGAAGTCAAATTTGTCGCCGTTGATCGTGCAACGAAGTACAATATTTATCGTGCGGGCGTAGCTGCAACAGGTTATGCCACCGCTGCGCTGGCTGAAGCAGCAGCACCAAAACTTATCGCAACCGTGACACCGACAACGACTGGCGCACAGTCGTACCTAGATACGGGAGTTGCTCTCAAGACGCAGATCCTCCCGACTGTGAACAACACGTTCTACAACACGGGTGGTACCTCGTGGTCAACACGCCACGAGTTGGCGAACCACCAGGCAATTGGCGCAATCACGGTCGTTGGTAATCTCACGCCTAACCCGAACGATTGGGCTCCGTGGTCCGCAGCGGTGACGCAGACGCCGGAAGCTGAAAAAGTCAAATTTCAGGGCGCAGAAGTCGAATGGATTCAGCGCAGCACTGGAACCCTTCGCAAAGTGGCTGAAGCGAAAGTCGCCAAAGGCGCAAACACCGGGAAACCAGCAGCAGGCAAAGAAGTCATTGCCGTATATTACTACAACCCACGCACGAATCTGATTGAATCCGTTGTCAGTGCTGAAGTTGCAGAAAAAACCGCTGGTCTTCAGGCTAAGACCGAAGGTGAAGTTCCGGCAGGGGCGGTGCAATTGACTGTCTACAAGACGCTCACCGCATCAACCACTCCGGTCCTTGTGTCTGGGCTTGATACATTGGCGAGAGTCCTTCTCTAACATGATCCCCGTCGAATGCGGAACTATTAGTTGGCCCGGAGAAGAACACGCTAGTGTTTCAGCCCCAGCGGTTACTAGTACCTCTGTAATTGTGACTTCATCAGAGGGCGGTTTTGCGGTCGAAGGTGGGACGAGTTACAACATAACGGTTGGGATTGTTTCTCGAACCGCAGGCACAGGGTTCACGCTTACCACTAATCACAGTGGTCAAACGGGTTACAAAGTCAATTGGGCTGTAATCAACTAACTCGCTCTATAAAGTAGCAAATCAGAGGAGCGCTTGTAATAGGGCGCTCCTCTGCTATAATCAATGAAATGTCTGTAACTTCACCCCAATTGCCCGTAAGCGATGGCATTGTCTCATCCGCCAAGCAGTTCTCTGACGCACTTACGCAGGAGCTAACCGACGACGAAATCAAGCGCGCGTTTGAGATGATCGTTCGTATCAGTACCAAGTGGCATGAGAAATTCACCAAGAGTTTTGGTCCGCATAGTATATTCACTCCTGAGTTAGCGCTTGAAGCACTTGATGCATTTGAAGAGGAGTTGAAGTATGAACTCGCCACCAAGTTACATGTTTACGCCACAGTGGATGCTACGCCTGTCTTTGAGGGAGAACCGCCGATTGTAGAGCTTGCAGGGGCACTCCCGTCTCATGATATCGCTAAATATGGGCTCGACCACTCTAAGAAGTCGTGGGAGGTAAAGCACGCTACGGATAAAGGTGAAGCCTACTTTGGTCAAAAGGATCACGGAGGGAAGAATAAACGACGCGCTGAACGGGAGCGCCACAAGCAAAAGGGTAAGTAGATGGACTTACTTGCGCAAGCGCTAAATCAGCTTGCCCCCAAGAATGTGGGCATCGAGGAGTTCACTGAATCCTCCGAGTACTGTAACCGTAACCTCTATCCAGGGCAACGGGTACTGCTCAAGACGATCTTTCTGGAGGAGCTTACGGGCGAGGAGGAGGACATTCTCACCTACTGGATCAACGGCGGTAGCAACGGTACCGACTTCGTGATCTCCCCCAACATCCGCGAGCGCGTCGAATGGCTCCGCGAGGCAGGATACCCCCACTTCCGCGAGATCGCCCTAGTGGGTGGTCGTCGTAGCTCCAAGGGATTCTGCACGGGCGTGGCGATGGCTAAGGTCATGTGGTCCACCCTACAGTTGCAGGACCCCGGCGCGCACTACGGCATCGACCCTGAGAAGGAGATTTACTTCTCGTGTATCGCCGGTTCGCAGGAACAGGCTCAGGGCCGTCAGTACGCCGACTTCTCGTCCACCGTCGAGACATGCAAGGTCTTCGACCCTTACCTCGTCAAGTCCCTGGAGACGGAGATTCGCGTAGCTACCAACGCAGACCTACGCCGTATCGCTCAGGAGAAAAACCGAGGCAACCGCATCCAGAAAGACATCGCTCGACTACGGGGCAACGCTATGGCAGCGAACGCAGGTACCATCCGTGGACTCGCCATGATGGCATACTGCATTGACGAGATCGCGTTCATGCTCCCCGGCGAGTCTAAGTCGTCGCCCAACAAGATTTATGAAGCTGCGAACCCGTCGCTTGGTCAGTTCGGCGTTGACGGTCTAGCTTTCCTCAACAGTTCACCTTACACGAAGATCGGGCTCTTCTACGAAAAGTACGTCGAGGGCATGATCGAGTTCGATCCCACACGCCCTGTGGACGAGCCTGCGCCTCTCCTAGATGATGGGTTTGACTTGAGGGACCGCAACGGTGAACCTCGACTCATGGTCATCCAGTTCCCCTCGTGGGGGCTCTACGAGGGTTACCAGAAAGCCAAAAACCGAGCCAAACTAAAAGGTGTCCTCATGGCATCTCCAGAATGGAACCCAGACGAGAAAGACGAGGAGGGCAACGACCTATGGACCGCTAAAGACAAGCAGCTTATTCGCACAGCGCGAGCAGAAGAGCAGGCCAACCCTGAGGGATTCAAGGTCGAGTATCGTGGCAAATTCGCCGAGGTCATGGACGCTTATATGGAACCGCGACGCATTGATGAAATGTTCGCAGGGCTCCCAGATGAATGGGTCTTCGATCAAGGGTCTGATAACCCCGACGTTCCGCGACTCGCACTAAAGCCCTTCCGCACCAACACGGGTAAGGAGGCCACCAACCTCTTCCGGTACAAGTTCCATCTCGATCCCTCAAGCACCACCGCTGGCTTCGGATTTGCTATCGCTCACACAGAGATGATCCCCGACTGGAAGGGCATGAGTGAGCAACACGTCGTCTTCGATTTGATCAAGCGCTGGCAACCACAGAAATTCCCCGGCAAAGTCATCCGCTGGCCGACCATCCTTGATGAGGTCATGAAATATGCTGAATACTTCTTCCCATTCGAGATCACCTTCGATCAGCACGAGTCATCCCAGCCGGTTCAGGAACTCACGGAAAAACTGAACGAACGCAATATCCCAACGCGCGTGTACATCAAGCCCGCTACGGCTGAACTCAACTGGCACCGCTGGGAGGTCTGCAAGACATCGATCTACGCGAAACTCATCCACGCTCCCAACGACACGGAGGATTTGCGTTGGTGCTCGCAGGAGTTGAAGTTCCTCCAGATTCAGGGCGGTACCAGCAAGTTCCCGCGTGTGGACAGGCAAGAAATCGGACCTGTGCAGACCAAGGATATGGCGGACTGCGTAGCTGAGTGCATCAATACGTTGATCGGTAACCAGATCGCTAACCGTACACGCGAACGACTCTCTACAAGCGTCCTGATGGGTGGCGCTGAAGGTGGCTACGGCATTGGCTTTAGCGGCACACCCCTACGCCCCGGAGGAGCCCCGCCCAACCTGGAGCAGTATGAGTTTGACAACTTCCGCAAGGCCCAATTGGAATATCAATCACCAACCCGAGGCACATTGGGACGCGCAAGGGGCGGTCGCAGAGGTAACCGAGCCCGTTGGTAGGAGCTTACAAAACTCTAGCTTCTGCGTCATAACGAGTGATGACAACACTCGCGCCCACTTTTGTTCGTGAAGGCAGCAAGGTTCTAGCCTTTTTCGAGGACCGACTTATTGCGCAAGGAACCGTCTTTGCACAGGTTGAGCAGTCCGCTCTAGAGTACCTTGAGGGGCTCGATTTGGACCGCAACACCAAGGACGTAGAGCGCAAGAAGGCACGCGCTACCCATATCGTCACTCCGAGCGGGCTCAAAGGAGAAATCCTGGGCAACCACGAGGGGCAGTGGGGAGAGAAGCTTGTCACCGTGCGCCTAGAGAACAACCGCATCGTGCGCCTAGAAGCTCACGCGGGTAACGACAGCGACATCGATTACCAGACGGTCGAGGCTGCCGCTCCTGAGAGCGCCCTAGAGTATCTAGAAGGCACTTTGAATGAGGTCCCCGAGGGAACCAAGGAGTCATTGGCTGCGCGCATCGAGAATCTTGACCAGCTAGTCCTTGCGGCTACAGAGTTCCAGCGCCACGCATCATACGAGGATCAGCGCAAAGCTAGCGAGATCGTCATCTCGGCTGAGCACGAGAAGCGCGAGGTCCGCGACGCTCTTGCACACCTAGAGCTTGCCGACGCAGAAGCGTTCGCTCCTCCGGCTCCATTTGTCACGGGCGCAGTTGAGCAGGCTTCACTCGGCGCAGGCGATGGCACATGGCTCGATGAGACTGTTGGCGAGATGATCGCAGAAAGCGCTAGCCAGGACTTTGATCAGTTGCTTTCCGAGGGTCCCGGTCAGTTCGTTGTTGATCTTGACATCGCCGCTCTGGCTGACCAAGGAATCACGCGCGACATGGCGCTCTCACACATCGTCTCTAAGACGGCTGGTTACCAGGGAGAGGCCATTGAGGAGTACCGCGAGCAGTTCCTAGCTAAAGTTGAGCAGGCTCGCCGCGATGAGTTGAAGGATCGTACCAAGACGGCGAAGAAAAAGGCGGAGAAGACGGCGAAGAAAGAGAAGAAGGCCAAGAAGCTCCCTGACGACGCCCTCTTCTTGTAATGGAAGGTATTCTAGTCAAATGACTGATTTCGCAGGAATTTTCGAAGTACTAGCATCTGACCAGCACGACGCTCGTGTTGCTTCACGTAAGGCTCTTGTACTTTCACGCGATCGTATCGACGCTCGCCTTGGTAAGTTCCTCGGTGCTTCTCGCAGCCCCGAGGAATTCGACGCACGCTATGACCTCGTTTCTGAGGACTTCGAGGGGATCGTCCGCGTTGCAGCGGAGGAGGTCGGACACGGTGACCCCGATAGCCTTGTCGAGACGCTACATGCTCACTACCGCGCGGCAGGCAAGCCACCGTGGCTAGAGGACGACGGCGACGAGGAGAGCGACGAGGACGAGAAGCCCAAGTCTAAGAAGGATAAGAAGAAGGACAAGAAGGACAAGGGCGAGGATTCAGATGACGATGAGGGGGATGACTCGCTTGAGTTTGCGGCCAAGACCGCTGGTGTTGCCCCTTTTGTTCAAGCAGCACTCGTTGAGCCCGCTAGCGGTAGCGGCGAGGACAATCTCACTGAGCACGAGCATCAACTGATCCGCGAAGGGCGAGGTAAGATAGGGCCGAATGGTATTTTCCAGTTGGTCAACCCCGACATGCACACTCCTCCGGACAAGGAGTCAAAGACTGCCGCTCCCGCTGGTAACACGGGTCTAGCCGGACCTTCACCGAAGATGGACAAGAAGCGCTGGACGCCTAAGAGTGTTCAGCCTATCGACGTTCCGAGCGAGCGCCATCCTACCATTCAGAAGGACGTTACAGAGGTCATCCCGAAAAACAACGAGGGACCTCCGGGCGACGCGCATAACATTGATGAGATTTGGTCTTGGACGACCACCGAGGAGCTACCTACGGGCACGGGCTTGGATGGTGCTGGTTTCGCAGATAACAACCAGGACATGGCTCCTCACACGAAAACCTTTGGTGATGGCGGACAGACTGATCCCGTCAAATCAGAGTCCTTGGAGGCATAATGCCTCAGAGCTTTGACAAAGCCGCCCGCGACGAATGGCTCGCAAAAGGTAAATACCACATGGCGGATGCGCTTGCTGAACCGGCAATGCACAACCCGGACCTCCTTGTACCTCCAACCAACAAGAATCCGCAGACGCTTCCCTGCACACAGTGCGGAGCGGCGCTTGCTCCGTTTGTGGTTGAGCACCGTTTGAACTGCCCGCACTGCGGAGGCAAACAGGAGCCTATCCGCTGGGAGGGCGTCATGGGTTCACACACGGCTGCCCCTATTTTCCAGGAGCAATTCGTTCCTCCTGCGCAGGAGTACTCTCACCCTAACGATCGCCAGCCTCCCTCACCCGTAGGCTGGGGAGGCATGCAGGCTTGTCACAACTGCGGCCACGGCATGGTGACTTTCGAGGGTCAGCGCGGTGCGGTATGTCCAAACTGCGGCAACGAGGAGCCGATCATGGCTCACCAAGCTGATGCGTCAATGCCACCGCAGGGAGCCCCAGTAGAGCCCAAAGAGACAGCCCTCCCGTATAACCCGAGCGCATACGAAGGTGAAGTTGAGGGTATGCACCCCGCCGCACAGTACACGTACCAGCGCGCCGTAGCACAGGGCGCAGCACCGCAGGCAGCGATGGCAGCCGCTCAGGAAAAACAGGGGGAAATGATGAAACGCACTCAAGAAGGGCAGAACACAGAGGGCGTACAAATCCCTGTTATCAGCAAGACGGCAGCGGATGACACGGACTCATCAACCACCTGCAAGGATTGTGGAAAGCCGATGAACCCGGTCGAAGCGATGGTATCTGAGACTCATGGGGTTTGCGGAGATTGCACTCGTCGCAAACAAAAAGAGGTCACAGGAAGCCTCGACAGGGACGGGTTCGTTTCGCCATCCACCATTGAGCGCGTTTCACACCTTCTATCATAGAGGGCTATGGAGCTTTGCACGCGCTGTGGAGAAAAACCGCAGCACTCTTCTGGGCTTTGTCATCGCTGCTACACCAAAGGGTGGCGAAAAACCATGAAGGGACGCGCGTATCGCAAAACGTCAGTGTTCAAAGCTGGACGAAAGCGATACGATCGTAAACGGTGGGAAGAGCGTCCCGAGGTCGTTCGTGTGTACTTGCGGAGGCGCGATCATCGTAGGCGCTCTGCGATAGGCGTCTACACCGAGCTACAACTAGCCGCTCGCGCAGCTTTCTATGGTTGGCGCTGCTATTTGTGTGGTTGTGATTGGGCGTCTCTATCATCGTGGTGCAAAACTTGGGATCATGTGATTCCTCTTAGTCGTGGCGGAACGAATTGGCCATCCAATATGCGACCGGCATGTCGAAAATGCAATATCCGTAAGAGCGACCTGGTATAGTGAGTCTCTGTGTGGGCTCCAACTGAGCCCCTATCAAAGAGATAATATACATGGCGGACTACGATCAGCAACGATTGGATGCAGAGTTGGCGCGCTTGCGCCACAACGGCCTAGTTCTGCCTCGTCATTCGGGGCGAGCAGCACAATCGTATGGTGAGGCAGTAACACAAACGCGCGCCCTTCACAAGGCCGCTGGCGTCAGTCTAGACAATCTCTCCTACAGCGTGGGCAAAGCGGTCACCGCTGACAACCTACATTCGCCAGAGGTTCAGCGGATGCTCAAAGAGAACCAGGCCAAGATTCAGGCTATGGACTCGAAACGCACTCTATCGCGTCGCATGCAGCGCACGTCGGCTAGCATTAGTCCTACCGGCACAGATGCACAGAACGCGATCCCGCGCTTCTACGACCCGCTTGAGTACTGGGACCTCTCAGGGCTACCGTGGAACGTCGCAGACGAGGGACACCGCCACAAGCTTCACAAGTGGTTGCGCCTCTACTACGCGACTCACTACCTCGTTCCGACGCTGATCGACATCTTCACGCGCTTCCCGTTGATCGGCATGGAGTTCGAATGTAAGGATCACGCGCTCACGGACATCTACGAGGAGATTTTCATGCGCAACCTCAGCTACGACGAGTTCTTCGTCTCGCTGGGGCGCGAGTACTGGTGTGTAGGCGAGGCGTTCCCTCTCGGCTCATTTGATGAGGACCTTGGCGTCTGGGAGCACGAGGAGTTGATCAACCCCGAGGATGTGGTGATCGACAACTTCCCGTTCCTCAACACGCAGCAGTTGAAGATCGTCCCGCCCGACTATCTGCGCCGCATCGCTCAGACCAAGAGCCCTGCGCGCGAGTGGTACTTGCTCCAGGAGCAGTACGCCGACCTCATCCCGTACCTGCTCAAGGGCGAGCACATCCCGATCTCCCCAGTCATGATTCGCCAGGTAGCGAACAAGATGAACAACTGGGACGACCACGGGACCCCGATCCTGCTCCGTGGTCTGCGCACCCTGCTCTACGAGGAAAAGCTTCTCGCTTCACAGGAAGCTATCGCCGAGCGCTTGTACTCACCGTTGATCCTAGCCAAGCTTGGAATCATGGATATGGGCGAGGGACTCCCTCCGTGGATTCCGACACCCGCCGAGCTTGAGTCAGTACGTGACGATCTCGACATCGCACTCGCGTCTGACTTCCGCTTGATGGTTCACCACTTTGGTCTTGACATTACATCTGTCTTCGGGCGCGAGCAGATGCCTCGTCTTGGTGACGACTTCGATCGCATCGAGCGTCGCATCATGCAGGTGTTCGGCGTCAACCCGTCTCTCCTCTCCGCAGGTTCGAACTCACAGCCTTACGCTTCGAGCGCCCTTCAGGCCGAGTTCATGAACCAAATCCTCAAGACCTTCCAGAACATGCTCAAGGCCCACTACCGCGAGCGCGCTCTGATTGTCGCCGAGGCGCAGGGTCACCAGGACTACGAAAAAAAGGGCCAGACGCGCGTGCCGATCTTCGAGCGCGTTGTTGTCTACGACGAGGAAGGTAACAAGAGCGTCAAGGAGGTTCCCAAGCTCCTCGTGCCGGACCTCACCTTTGCCACATTCGACTTGCGCGACGAGGCGACCGAGCGTCAGTTCCTCATGGAGCTACGTCAGATGGGCGTACCGCTTCCGAACTCTGATCTGCTCATTGGTGTGGATTGGAAGTACAAGGACAAGATCGCCGAGTACAACACTGAGTTGAAGGAGCAGACCATCGCGCAGCAACAGGCGAAGATGGAGACTTACTACGCGCTCACCGTCAAAGGTCTGCCTGTTCCGCTCGATCTCAAGGCCGAGTGTGAGTCGGTCCTACTCCACGGTCCAGGTTCCGGCGGAGGAGCCCCACAGGGGGCTACACAGGGCGCTGGCGGGGCTCCGGGAGGGATGGGAGGCCCGCCGCCCCCAGGAGGCCCAGGAGCAGGTCCAGGAGGCGGAGGAATAGTCATGCCGCCAGCACCCCCAGGACTAGGCTCAGGACCCGGCACAGCGCCTCCAGGAGGAGGACCGCCGCCAGCATCACCTATGCAGCCTGGACCGCCTGGCAGCGTACCACAGGTGAGCAATGAGCGTCGCCCTGGCCTGACCTATAACACATCTAACGATGGCACGTCACGCCTGAGCGTGGCAGAGGGCTCACAGATCGACAAGTTCTTGGATGAGTATCCAGACCTTGGCGTGCCTTTCGTAGACTACCTATCGGACAACTACCGGGGCAAGGACCTGGCGAAAATTTCGCGCAAAGCGCTCAATGACCTTTATGCTAAATGGCCCAAGCATGCCTCTACCTACCAGCAGCGCGTCGCGGATGAAGTCGCTGCTAGACTAGCGGCGTCCGCGCAGGAGATAGAGGAGGTTGCTACACTGGCAGAGCCGGAAGAGGAGTTCGTTCTAAAGTCCAATCAAACGCTCAAGAAGAAGGCCAGTGGCGAGGAGTACATCGTAGAGGTACCGAATAAGAAGCAAGTCAAAATCGAGGAAGGCAAGAAGTATTCGATGATCGACTCGCTAGCATTGCAAACGAAACCGAACGAGGATGAAGACTCAAGTGAGTAACCAAATGCAAAGCCAAAGTCCGCTTGACCTAGAGCCGATTGCTGGCTTCATCAAAGACTTGATTGGTAAAGGCGAGACTAACGCTGGTGTGGTGAAGTCTCTATGGGCATCGAAGCACCGATTTGAAACCACCGAGAAGTCGATTCGTCGCTTCCGCAAACGTCACGGTCTAGAGGTCAACAACAAAGCCGCTCACGCAGGCTACAAGATCACTGGGGACGAGGGCGAGGTTACCTCTTCCGCTCACAGGAAGAATCCGATGGACGATCCGGATGCAATGCTCCGCGAGCGCGGTCTTGATCCAGAGGAGTGGATCATCGAGAGCGCGACGATCAACGAGTGGGATGGACCGAGCGCCGAAGAGGGCATGGTCACCTACCACCAGGCGAAGCTCAACCTCCGCCGCAAGCGCCCTGAGTTGCAACTGATTCCTGCACGTTCGGATGGATGGGTCGCACCTGAGCGCAGCAAAGCTTCAACCAAGGGGACCAAACTCGTTGTGGTCATGGGTGACCAACAGGCTCCCTTCTACGACGAGAAGCTTCACTATCTCTCATGCGCGTGGCTCGAAGAGAACGAACCTGACGAGATCGCACTGCTTGGTGACACTGTAGACTACCCGGAGATCAGCCGCCACCGTCTGGACCCGGAGAACACAGCTACGGTCAACGAGTGTACTCAGAGCGGTTACGACTTGCTACGCGGTATCCGTAGGGCAGCGCCGAAGGCTCGCATCCGCAAGCTCGCCGGTAACCACGACGAGCGCTTGCGTAACATTCTGCTCGACAAGCCGTCGATGCAGCCGCTTTATGGAGCAAAGCAAGCTGATTCGCCGGAGAGTGCAGGGGCAGTCGCTCTAGGACTACCATTCTTGCTTCGCTTGGACGAGCTAGGTATTGAGTACATAAGCCCCGACGGCGCATATGATCTAGCGCAGATCAATCTCAGCGACAAGCTGGCTGTGCGCCACGGATGGATCGCGCGTCAGGGATCAGGTGCGTCAGCACTGGCTACGCTCGAACACCTGGGATACAGCGTGATCGTTGGTCACACACATCGTCAGTCGATCATTTACAAGACAACGCACGACATCGACGGCGCGACAACGACTCTGACAGCAGCCGAGGCAGGCTGCATGTGCCGAGTCGATCAGACACCGTACAAGGGACGCAAGTGGCCGAACTTCACGCCACTACCTGACTGGCAGCAGGGCTTCACAACTGTTACGGTTCACCCTGATGGGTTCTTCCGTATCGAGAACGCAACTTACGTCAACGACACGCTCTTGTGGCGTGACCAGCAGTACCAATAAGGCTCGTTCAGCGAGCGAAAAGTCGAAGTAAAGGAGCGAGGGATGCCCTCTCTCAAGTCTAGGAAAGCGAAAGCCTCGACGTACCAGCAGAAGAAGAACGCCGTTTGCATTGTTCTCTATGACCAGACAGGTGAGACGATCTCCCCTGATGCTCAGCGCGAATGGGAAGATGCTACCCTAGAGGTTGCCATGAATCACAACCTCTTGATCAGCATCGCAACGACATGAAACTGCGCAAGGGTCCTAAGAGCCCCATCATCCCGATTGGAGACTTCGAGAAAGTCCAGTCGGCAGACGAAGAGAAGGCGTTCTACGAGAATCCTCTCATCCCTTGGTGGGTCAAGCTCAATCATTCACTGCGCCCTGGCCCGCGCAAGCAGACCCGCACCGAGACATGGTGCAAACGCTGTGGGCGCAAGCACAGCAAGCGAGAGGAGTGCGAGCACCTACGACTGGTCGAAGACCTCACAGCGCCTTCGACTAAAGTAGATGAGCTTGGCAAGCCAATCCCCAACCGTAAGGTTGGATTCTATACCACGAGGCCCAAGGAGGCAGTAGTAGCATGAGCATCGACAATTCAGAGGTACGAGTAGCTGACCCCAGCACGGGCGGGGAAAAGGGCCAGAAGGACGCGGTATTGGGGGACATCGATCCTCGCGCGCTCATGGAGGTTGCCAAGGTCTGCGGATTCGGGCGCAAGAAGTACGCGCGCCTCAACTACCTGCGCGGCTACGACTGGAGTTCTTCATACGACGCGCTCCAGCGCCACCTTCATCTCTTCTGGGACCGCGAGGAACGCGACGAGGAATCGCAGCTTCACCACCTGGCGCACGCCGCGTGGCACTGCTTCGCACTCTTCTCTTTCTCACTTCGCGGACTGGGCACAGACGATCGTCCGTTCCCGTCACCTATCCCCACTGAGCTACCACCCCCGCAGCGCGTAGCTGCGAAAAAACCACGTAAGCGCGCATGAGGGTTGTTCTCACCTACATCGCGGTCGTATCGTTTGCTCTAATCGGCGTCGTTGCGCTCACTGAACACAACTGGAAGGTGGGCGTGGCGACGATCATGCTGGCAGGCGCAAATGCGCTTCTGCTACTCTAGGAGATATGCCAAAGCGCTGGTGTATTCATGGTCATGACACCGAAAAGGTCGGCCGTAACACTCAAGGGGTTTGTCGTGCATGCTGTGTTGCTAACCAACGACGGTATACGGCACGTAAGCTGGCGCGAATTCAGAAATTCAAGATTGAACAAGGTTGTCAACGCTGTGGTTACAATGAGAGCGCTTATGCTCTCGATTTTCATCATAAAGACCCAAATACTAAGGAGTTCGGCATAGGCCGTCAACTCAATATGGCGGAGGATCGTATTTGGCGGGAGATCGCAAAGTGCGATGTTTTGTGTCGTAATTGTCATGCTATACTACATCACGATCAGGAGGTATTTTGATGAAGGCTCATAGGATTTATATCGCAGGTCCAATGTCAGGCCACCCTAAGTTCAATGTCCCCGCGTTCTTGGCGGCTCAAAAGGACCTGATCGCAAAGGGCTATGACGCCATCCTCCCGGTGGACATGGACATCCCGTCTGAGCGTCGGCAATTGCTGTCGTCCAAGGATGGCTCTGAGCCAGGTCCGCGTTCTTGGGCAACCCTGTTGTCCGAAGACCTCAAATTGATCGGTGACACAGGAGTCGAAGGGATCGCCGTTCTGCCTGGCTGGAAATACTCCAAAGGGGCAAAACTGGAGACGTACTTCGCTCGCCTTCTTGGCTTGGAGATCGTCTATTATCCGAGCCTCAAAAAGGTGTCATCACGCGAATTCCAGAGGGCACACGGTATCTAATGCCGTACATCATCTCTCCTCGCAAGAAGGAACTGGACCACGGTGCGGAGCCCGCAAACGCGGGCGACCTCACCTACGTCCTTCAACAGACGATCGAGCAATATCTGAGAGTCCACGGATTGCGCTACCAGCACATCGCTGAGGTACTCGGCTCTATCGAGGGGGCTAAGCTGGACTTCATCGAGCGTGTGGTCAAACCATACGAGGCCAAAAAGTGCCGAGAAAATGGAGATGTATGGCCGGAGTCCCTACAATCACAATCACCGAGCACACGATAGAAATGCCCGAGCAGAACATCGATCATCCCGACGCGGCAGCGATCCAGCACAAAGCGGAGCGTGAGCGTCACGCTAGCGCGATCATCAACGACCCCGATGCCGGATGGGACGAGCAGCCGGAGGAGAAGCGCATCCCGGAGAACGACCCGACCGAATACCTCCCGGTCATGCGCCATCACCTGCACGAGGTACTATGGACCGTCCACATGGCTCTCAGTGCTGCGCAGGCGACAGACCTAGCCGAGAGCTACCGACAGGGGCAGAGGATACCTACTGAAAGCCCGCTGGCGCGACAGCTTGAGCGCTCGCATGCTACGCTATCAGCGTATCTTGGTCTACTAGACGACAACGAGGACAATGATGGCGAGCCCGTTTCAGAGGACGAGTAGTTTTGATCAGCCGGTTGTCGAGCGTCGTCCTCGCGTAGCCGATCGCTCTGAGAAGCCCAAGGTGCCCGACGGCGACTCTCTCGTGAGCCGCGAGGAGCTAGAGCGCTGGTACCGCGTTCTCCTTGACGTGCTGGAGCGAGAGAGCGACGGCGACATGGATCACACTACGGAACTGACCGATCTGCGAGACGATATCTATGCACGGCTCTATTGAAAAACTACGCCCGCGCCTGTTCATCTTGGCGGGAATCCTTGGCTGCGGCAAGTCCACCTGGGCGCGCACCTTCTTTCACCCTTGGCAGGTCGTTAGCAGCGATGCCATCCGGGAGGCGAAATGGCCGGGCGAGCCTTACGACGCGAAGCGCAACGAGGAGGTCTTTGGTGAATTCCATCGCCGAATCGGTGACGCGCTAGAGGAGGGTAAGGACATCGTTGCAGATGCTACCCATTTGGTGCTGGCACATCGCCGCCTAGTCACGGACATCGCCGCTTACTATGATGCCGAGAAGCACCTGATCTTTTTCAACAATCCTGATCAGGCGCTTGGTCGAAATGCTTCTCGCAAAGGCAATCAGTGCGTACCGCCGGACGCTATGTATCGGATGCTTGACCTCTTTCAGGAAGCGCGCTCTGCTATCCTAGACGAACTTTACACATCCACCACGATCATCGGGGCAACAGCATGACCCAGCAAGACCAAGACCCAACAGTTCTTTCCATCTTCGCCGGGTTCCCGGTCTACATCTTCAACTACCTATTCGGGCTTCTCCTAGCGGTCTTCTCAGACATCACGCTGACGAGCCTGGCGATCGGTAGTTTCTGCCTCGGCCGCGCTACGACGCTATGGGTTGGACTCGCCCTCTTCTTCCTGGGTCACACGGGAATCAAGATCGTCAACGCCCTCAATGGCGCGATCGTACAGCAGGGGCGCATGGTAGCTCAATCGGGTCGGCTACTGGCATCGGTCTTCACCGCACAAGCGGAGGCGGCACCGAAGCCAGACCTTGACCCTGTACAAGATACACCAGCGGGATCATAATGGATAGATGAACAAGCCTGAGCAGAGATTCCCGGTCAACACGCGCGTGAAGTTGCGCGATGGGGTAGACCCTAGCCTTTATGGTGGGTTCAGTCGAGTCGGCAACGAGGGATGGATCAGGAAGCGCAAACGTGACAAGTACGGATATCCTCAAGTTCTGATCGAGTGGGATAAGGACCACTGGGCCTACAATGGGCAGCAGGACGGTTGGACGTGGGAGGGCCAATTCCAAGCGGTAGAGGAGAAAGAGATGGCAGACGCAACACCCAATAATCTTGAAGAGCAGGTCAAAGGGATCACGGATACCTTCGTCAAATCTCTCGTTACTGCCCTCAACCCGCAGTCCGAGCCACCGGCAGATGAGCCCGATGAGGGCGACGAGCCGGAGTCAGAGGGTTCCTCGGAGGAATGGGATAGCCTCATCTCTCAGGCTCAGGAGTCGATCGGCAAGGCACCAGCCTACTTGCTTGTTGCTTTGGAGTACGCAGAGACACCGAACGCACCCCCCATGATCGTCCCTCGCGTCTTTCACGCCGCACGCGAGCCCGAACACGCACTTGTCATCCAGTCCCAGCTAGCTCACTTGACAGCTTCGTTCCAGGACGCCACGATTGCGAAAATCTTGGAACACAAAGCAAGGGCTCAGGCCAATGAGGGCTGACAATTTCGAGTTCCAAGCAGCAGGCGACATTTGCGAGAACTGCCAGGATCGGTGGAAAAAGTCAAGCAAGCCACTGATCCCTCTGGTAGGTCTTCCCACTTTCACAATGCGGTATCACGCCCCGGTTGCGGTCTGTCCCTATTGCGATGGACCCATTCGGGACATCGCTGTGGCAGCCGCGAAAAAGCGCGAAGCAAATGATCCTCGACTATGACAATGGGGCACGCGGTTATTCTCCTGAAGAAGCCGAAGAGCTAGCAAAGTCCGGGTACGAGAAGTGCTACAAGCCCGGATGCAACTTCTTCCTTTCTCCTGAGACGCAGCAGGAAGTACACGATCACCCGGACGCGGGCTATTACACCTGCCCAAAATGCAAAACCTCGTGGGACACGATGTCTCACCTACCGTGGCACGGCGCTCCCGAAGACTATCTGGAGCCCTTCTCCGCTGGCGGGGGCACACGTATCGGTCTGTCGATGGAAGAGCAGGCTCAGATTGGCGAGGACTTGATCGCTCAGCATGGTCTTCCGGGATACGGTCCAATCGTCTGGTGGCACCCTGGAGGCTCGGGAGCCCACTCTCCTCTTGACGGCACGACGCATGAATGGGGCATCGAGGTCAAGACGCTGGGCTTCGACGCAGAACACCATAGGTTCGTTCCTGGTCGTCCCCGCGAGCGCGAACTGAAGAACGCCGCCGCTGCCGAAATGGGGCTCAAGGGCGTGCTAGGAGTGCTCGTGATGCTCAACTATCGCACGAGTATGGCGTCCGTGTATGTCAAAGAGATGCCGCTAGGCACTTGGCATAATTCGCAGGGTCAGGCGCTCCAGGGGGTTTCCACTTTCCGCAGCAATGCCGGTCAGCGCCTCTTGGAGGAGATACCGTTTCGCAATCCATTTCTCAACCCTCATAACAATGCGCCTCATTCGCCCCAGCAGCTTACTGGAGATGATTTGCCATTTTGAGAGTCGAGTATGATCGAATGCGGGATCAAGACCCTGTACGCAAAATAGCAAAGCGCCAAGCGAAAGAAAGATTTGTTGAGGCCAACCCCGCGTATACGCAAGATTACAATCGCGCGTATTATCTGCGCAACCGCGAAGATGTCAAAGAGAAAACAAAGAGGTGGACACGGGAAAACGCAGAGGCGGCACGGACAATTGCTCGTCATAAAGCTCATCGGCGCAGAGCGCGTAGAGCAGATGCCAAGGGCGACTACACCGAGTCCCAATGGCAGGCAAGGTTGGCATACTATGGCTACCGTTGCTACCTCTGTGGTGTCGATTGGTTCTCCCTTGATTCTTTTGATCGTACGATTGATCACGTCATTCCGTTGAGTCAAGGTGGCACCAATTGGCCTGCTAATTTGCGCCCTGCGTGTCGTTCCTGCAACTCCTCCAAGGACCCTAGATCGGTGGTGTAATAGATAGTGACGTTCGATCCAGACACCATCACGCAGGAGCGCCTACATGAACTGCGCCGCGCAGCGGAACACGCCTGGTCGGACGAGACACGTCCTGAGAACTCGCACGGCCACCCGCAGCCAAGCGCTGGGCATTGCTATGTGACATCCAAGTGGCTTCAGACGAAGTTTGGAGGAGGTCACATCGGTAGCAAGGATGGGCATTTCTTCTGGGTTAGCCCTGATCGCAACTACGTTGTTGACTTGACAGGCGACCAAGATGCGTATGGTCCGGTCAAGTGGGCAGAGCGCCCCCAGGACGCCGAGGACGAGCCTTACACATTCGAGCCAGAGCAGATGCGCCACCGCCCTGGACCCATCATTTACACATCCGCGAGCAACCCTCTGTACAAAGGGTTCCGCGTGATCGGTGATCCTGCCGCGCCGCGCGAAGACCGCCGTATCTGGGAATCGATCGAGGACCCAGAATCCAGCGTTCAAGGGCGCGCACAGCTATTCTCAGATCGCGCCAACGCCGCCCTGGAGGGTAAGATCACGAGGCAGGCTGACGCCGGAGGATCGGGGTCAGACGCATATCCCGGAGAAGGCCCGCAGGCTGAAGAGGAATTCAATCTACGCGACTTCCACGATCCCGTGATAGACGACCTCAACCTCTCGATGGAGGAACCTGTCGAGCACGAGTACAAATTCCTCTACGCCAATGGTGAATTCAAAGTCTCGCCCTCTGACAGTCATGAACATATGGCTGAAGAATCACAGGTGGCACCAGATCATGGCGGACCAATGGCAGTCGGTTACATCAACGTTCGTGGGCGCGATGCTCTTTGGAGCGTGGAGACAAACGTCGGCCTACGCGGCTTGGTGAAAATGATGAAGGACTACACCAAGAACGTAGGGTGGAAGTGGGGAGGATTGGTCGATAGCTCTGGTCAGCCTATTCACGATTATTTCGGTGCCAAGAAGTCTTACTGGTATGGCTGGCGCGACGGTGAGCTAAAGTTGAGCGCTCAACCCTTCTGGGGTAGCTTCGATGAGATCGAGGTAGTCGGTCGCACAGCGAGCTTCAACCGCGAGCCTAACCCATTCGCTCTTCCAGGGCTCGAAGAATGGGCGAAGGACTTTGGTTACCATCTGGCCTTCGATGAGGCAGAGCAAGCCTGTCGTTTTTGTGGCAGCCCTACCAAGCTAGTCTCCTACGAGGGTAAGCTGTTGCACGTTTGCCCTCGATGCGGAGTCCTGCGCATGGAAGGTCATCGTACAGCCGAGTATCCAGGCGGCACCGACATGAACGATCGTGTCAAGAACAAGGAGTGGCCGACCACCTACGACAAGGGCGATCCTGAAGCAGATCCGGGTAAAGCATTCGATGGCGAGCCCCAGGGGAAGCTTACCTGTCCTTATTGCAGCGAGTTGCTGCCAAATTTCAAAGCGTACGTGCTGCACACGCAGAACCACCAGGACCCCGAGGCGGAGCCGATCGATGACGGTCATTTCCCGACTATTCGACCGTTGGATGAGCCGCTAGGTTTTGGTACGCAATCGCAACCTACGGCCATCCCCGTCATCGGAGCGATACAACAAGATTCTTGGCATTTCCCTCAGTCAGACGGATGGCGCTTCGCAGTAAGCGGTGATGCTCGTTGGCAGCACGCTCATTGTGGAACTTACGCCAGGCAGCTTCAGGTATTGCGTCCTGATCTACGTATAGGAATGGCATATGATCCTGAGCGCGGTAAGATGTATCATCATTACTTTGCACATGACGACGAACACGCTTATGATTCGCTGGGAATCCACGATTTGCCTTACCGTGGACCTTATCCCACGGGCATCGTAGAGCTTGATCAATCCTCGCCGCCCCAAGGATGGTCGATTGCCCCTAAGCGCGAAGAAGAAGCTCGCGCTCATGCGGAAAATCTTTTTGGGTGGCACCGCACGGCCGCAGGGGGCAAAGAAGGCAAGGATCTACTTCAGGCACCAATCCCCTTCATCTACGACATCGAAAAGGACTACATCACGGTCGGCCATCCCGGTATGCGTACCCCCGACGTGATGCCAGTTGGCGGCGAGGAACCTGTTACAATTCCTCCTGTAGGATTGCCTCCTGAAGGGCAAGAGGGGCAGCAAGTTGAATTGGGAGGCGAGATATATGTCTGGCACAATAACTAAACTTTGCACTCAATGTCACAGGGACAAGCCACTAGACTCCTTTCCTTTGCGGACAAAGAAATATCGTGAAGCACATCCCGACTTCCCTCGCAATTCCAAATGTCGTGATTGCGTAAACAGCAACAAACGCTTTGAACGAAAACTACGTCCACCCTCTCCAGAACAAGAACTCAACTGGCGTTTGCGTGAAAAATATGGCTTGGACCTCAAGGAATACGAAGAGTGTGTAGCGGCACAGAATGGTCTATGTGCCATTTGCAAGAATGAGCCGATTGGCGAGCGCTTGGTTGTGGATCACTGCCATGAGGGAAAGTTTGTACGTGGTTTGTTGTGTGTCAATTGCAATATCGGATTGGGTCACTTTCAAGACGATCCGATTCGTTTGATGGCCGCGATTGGATATCTGGGGGATTCATATGGCGTGGTATAGAAAGCGCCCAGAGCATTTTACGGCGGGAGGAATCGTGGAGGGATACTATGAACCTAAGGGCAAGATGGTTATCAACACGATGACCACTATCCCGTTCTCCACATACCACATGATGCAGTTGTGGTACTATAGCCATCCAGGACTAGAGATCACGAGCCTCGAAATGGAAGACCAGAGCGGAAACAAGCACAAGGTAGCGTCAGCAGACGTAGGCACGTACATCAAGTCCATCACAGCGGCCGACGGCGCAGCTTGGACGGCATCTCGGGCGCTCAAAGAAGCCGGAGGCAAGGTCTACGTAGTGGGCGGCGCTGTACGTGATGCACTGCTCCAGAAGGAGCCCAAGGACATCGACCTGATGGTGTCTGGCATACCACCCGAGGACGTAAATAACATCTTGGAGCGCCTACCTGGACGTGTCGATTTGACAGGGAAGCGCTTTGGCGTGTACCGCTATCACACGAAAGGGCAGGAAGTCGAGATCGCGCTTCCACGCACCGACACCTACGAACCAGGAGGCACCCGTGGACAAGGGCAAATCACCGTCGATCACAACCTCCCAATTGAGAAAGATTTGCGAAGACGAGACTTCACGGCTAATTCGATGGCCGTGGACCTCGACTCAGGGAGACTGGTTGATCCCTACGGCGGAGCTAGAGATATTGAGGCCCACGCTCTGCGCACTACTCATCCGGACTCATTCGATGAGGACCCTACGCGACTTGTTAGGGCTCTCACTATGCACTCAAGGCACGGGCTGATCCCGGACGAGCAGACGCGCAAGGAGATGGAAGAACACGCACATCGCTTGGACCAGGAGTCACCGGACGCGCTCAAGCAGCAGCTTGAGAAGTTTTTGGTGAGTGCAAATCCAGCGAGCGGCGTGCGCTTGGCTCAGGAAACAGGCGTACTCAAACATCTCTTCCCCGAGCTAGCCACGAACTTTGATTTCGATCAGAAAAACCCTCATCATAATTACACTCTAGGCGAGCACAGTCTGAACGTGCTGGCCAATATCGCTCAGCATACCAAAGACCCAGACCTTCGCCTAGCTGCGCTCTTGCACGATATAGGTAAGCCTGCGTCTGCATGGGAAGACCCTGAGACTGGCGTCACGCATTACTACGCCGGTATGCTTGGTGGTCATCCGGTAGGTGCGGACCACGCGCGAGTAGGCGCTGACATGGCAGAGAACCGTCTGCGGGACACCTTCAACTACCCTGTCTCGAAAATCCGCAACGTCCACAATCTGATCAACTCCCATATGTTCGCGGCGTTCTCATCGCCGAGGGGCGCACGACGCTTCCTCAACAGGGCGGGCGATGCTGCCGACGACCTGCTCACGCTTCGACACGCGGACATGACCGGCAAGGGCCAGACAGACGAGGAGGTCGCGGAGCGCGTCGGCGTAGAAAGGATGCGCAGCCTCGTGGAGGAGTCTCGGCAGGCCGGAGTGCCCACCAGTCAATCCCAGATCAGCGTCAACGGAAACGACCTCATCGCTATGGGGTTGAAACCTGGGCCGCAAGTTGGTACAATCCTGCGACAGCTAACTAACGATGTAGTCGGCGATCCCGCTCTCAATGAGCGCGGAGCGCTGCTACAGCGAGCCCAAGAGTACATCAACGCACAGCCGGAGGGGCAATGAACGCAGAGGGACAAACCTACTTCCTAGCCGAGGACGGCACGGCACAGAAATCTGAGGACATCGAGCGCTACGAGCAGGCCGTACGCGAGGAGAAGGTGCGCCACGACGCGGAGCTACTTGAGCTTCGGCGTCGAATGGAAGCAGAGCAGAATGAGGCATGGACTCGGGAGTTGTGCTAGGTGCCTCTGGGTCTACCAAGTAGCGTCAAGTACATCGATCGATCCAAGCGCGCAAAGCGCGTGTTCGCCAAGCGAGAGGATGGAACTCTTGAAGAGACAGATGGGAAATTTGTGATAAAAAATCGACTGTGGGTAGCAGGGTTGTTTGAGGGAGAGGGTTGTATTTCAATTCAACGCGCACCCAACGGTCGCCCTCAAGTAGTTTTGATTCTTGAGACAACCGACGCTGATGTTATGGAGCGTTTCTTTTGTGCTGTAAAATATGGAAATGTGAATCTTTCGTCACTATCAGGTAATCGTCATAAGCAACCATTCCGATGGGCGGCTGGCAAGAAATCTGAGGTAATTGAGATTCTTGATGCTATTGCTGATCAGCTAGGCGAACGCCGAAAAGCCCAAGTGACAAGGGCTTTGGAGATACTTCGATGACTTCTAAATCCATCAAATCCATGTTGTTGATCCCGAGCAAAGAGCTTCCGAAGCACGTTCTCTGTGTTGGGATCAAGACTCCGACTGAGACATATGTCCTTCACAAAGAGGACGCAAAGAAGTGAGGACCGCCTTTCGGTGGAGTAATAGTCGTGAGAGTCAGCAATATCCTCGATCCAATCCATGTTGAACTTGAGCCAAGCGTTTGGGATGATCCGGCGTCAGAGAAGCCCGTGCTCAAGCCCACGCATGCACACTGGATCAAGAGCCAAATCTACAAAACGCTAGAAGGCGCGGGCTACACCGATATAGAGAAATGGCTCACGCGCGTGTTCACGGGTTCGCTGACGACGTATCAGTACAGCGCTAATAGTGACGTGGATATTAGCCTTTTCGTGGACACGAAGGTCTTCCCTGAGTGGTCGCGCGCTGAGATGATCGGCCTCATGGTGCAGCGCCTTGACGGCAGGACCCTTCCGGGCACTCCCTTCCCCCTCCAAGACTTCGTTGTCGGCGAGGGCATCAAGCCGAGCGACTTGTACAAGCCGGGTCTACGGTCTGGGTACAACCTCGACAACGGCAAATGGATTGTGCCCCCTGAACGCGATCGGGTTCACGACGTGCGTGCAGAGCAAGGGGGCTTCTACGCTTGGGCGCTCCAGATGGCCGACAAGATGGAACGTCTGTTGCAGTACGAGCCTGAACAGGCAATCGAATTCTGGCACATGATTCACAAGAAGCGGCAGCGGGACATGGCCGCAGGCAACGGCGACTTTGCGGAGTCCAACATCGTCTACAAGATGCTCGCCAATCGGGGTTTGATGCCCGCTATATCAGAGGCATCGGGGGAATATATAGCTCATCGTGCAACTCACCATGACAATTCAGACATAGGAGATCGCACTTTGCAGCCTCAGCGCGTAGAGCAGCAAGACCACGCGATGATGAGGCAATCTCAAACTCCTTCGTGCTCGGATCACGATGATGGAATGCAAGACTCTTCAGAAAGCGCGAGTAGCCACATAGTTGACAGCGACCGCCAAACTCTTGCTTCAACTGGAGAACCCGAGTTCGCTTTCGAGCAATCTGGTCATCAATCTTCATCTGACGATTTTGTTCATAGTATCGACGGTCATACAGACCAGCCTTGGACTTTCGGTATTCCCCCTGACATTCAGCACAATACGGCTGCTTCCCATCTGGGTGACTCTTCGAGTTATAGAAGTCGTCCCGATTCTTCTCAAGACGACAACGAGAGCATTTCTTCTTCACCGCTTATTATGTCGCGTTCTCGGAAACAAAATCGATTTCCTCAGATCGAGGACTGGAAGACCTACCAGCCACCTGAGCACGAGGAGTGGGTAGACCCAGAGCGCTTCGGTAAGACGGCGCATGTCGAATATGTTCCAGGGAGCCTGCACAAGGGGCTGTGGGACGAAGCGGGCAACCTCCATATGTGGCCTACTGCGCATACAGAGGAGGACTGGGAGCCCTCTCACACGGGTTACGCCGAAGAGAACGGTTTGGGCGAGTATACAGACCCCTTCGTAGTTCACCCAAATGGCACCGCTAACGTCTGGAATGACTTCGACGGTTGGGCAGACCCGGCGCATCACACCGAGCTTCAGCGTTCTGTCCCTGGCCTCAAAGTCAATGAAAAATGGTCGTTCTCTAAGACGGCCGCAGGCGATTGGTTTGCGCCATCTTACATGGTGCCTGATGATGTCAAGCAGAAAATCCACGAGTGGGCGCACACTTTGCCGTGGCCTCTGGGGTCACGCATGCAGCAGCCTGACCGATACTACGTCACGGGCATGTACAGTCCAACGGGATGGTCTGACCCAAGCCACCATATGTGGGCGCAAGCTCAGAGCGGCCTAACCTATCCGGTCCAGACGATCGGTGTGGATAACTTCACTCCCGCCAAGCCCGAGGATAAGGTGCCGGTCGTCCTTTGCCTTCACCACCCTCAGCTTGAGGCAGACACCGAACGCTTGATCAACGAAGCGCAGGGGCGCGGCCTACCTGTTTCGCGTTTCCCCGGTGGCTACAAGCCGCACATTACGTTGGGGCATAGTCCTACGCCGCTCGAAGTCGATCATCCCAACCTCTCATTCAACGTAGGCCCGCTGCGCGAGCTACACAGCTACTACGACGAACTAAAGCGCCCCACAGTCGCAAGCGCGCCCAAGGCTCCGCCGCATTTGCGCGATATGCATGAGCCCACCCCTGATGAGAAAGCCGAACTAGCCGAGGAGTTCGAGGTCGGCAAGTCGAAGTGCGGAAATTGCTCGATGTACTGGAAGAACAAAGATGGCAAAGGTCACTGTTGGGGGTACGGCGAACACGATGTGCTCGCTATCGAGGTCTGTGACTCGTGGGCACCAGAGGCCAAAGCTAAGACCTCCACTGGTCCCAGCTACCGACAGATCGCCAAGTTCGTCTATGACCCTACGACGAATCGTATGTTGCTAGGGCAGATGGGTAAGCTGGAGGGCGAGCATCCTACGCACAACGAACTGTTTGAGCACCCTGTGTGGAATGGCTGGACGGACAGTGATCGAACCAACGCCATGTTCGGCGAGCTATCGCATAACGGATATGGAGAAGTGTACTCGCGCCCGCGCGTAGTGCAAGGTAAAGGGACCGAGAATCCGCGGCAGCAGTACCGCACAGAGCAAGCGCTTATTCGCGCCGTACCTGGTACCAAATTCACGCGGCCTACTGAGCTTCTGAACCCGGCATGGGAGCTACAGGCGCATCCTGAGATCACCTATATAGGGGAGCCACCACAGATCGCTCCAGCCGACCAGGACACGCACTGGAATTTCCAAGCGCACATCGGCGTCAAGCAGATCGCTCAGCGAGTCTATGAGCAAGCGGTGTCTGGCGAAGGTAGCACCATCAATCTCGCTGGCGAAGGCCCAGAGACGCGCTATGGCTTCGCTCCCGACCTGGCGACTCAGACATCATTCGCGCTGAAGACATTCACTCCCGCCGACGTAGAATCCTTCATACATCGGTTTGGCGACCGTCTACGCGATTCAGACAAATTCGTGGGGGCTTGGATTCAAGGCGATGAGGTCATTCTCGATGTGACCGAAGGCTCCAACGATTACCAGACGGCCTACGATCGCGCATGGAAGGGTCACCAAAAGGCGCTCGGGGATAGCCAGGTCAATGAAGAACTTCCGGTGCGCGGCCTCGACTACGAGCAGCCATCGCTAGATGCTTCATCTATGGCATAATGGATAGATGTCAGAGCGTTGGTCGCACATTACCGCTACTCAGAACGACGAAGCCTTCTTTGAGGACTACGTTCGTCTAGTGCTATCGTGCGCCCCGGCCAAACTCCCCGAGCGCACAATGCGTCTGGGCTCCGTGGAGGCAGGATGGTTCCCCACTTTGCCGGGGACGGCACACATCTTCGCCACAGGCGGCACGCCGCTCGATCGACGCTACGCCTACAAGATCGTCGCCGCCCAACTAGAGGGTCATGGTATCCAGCCAGCCTCCTATTCGCTCGACTGGGATTACGCGGACGAGACGCTGATCAAGGAAGCGGGTTGGCCTGACATCCAGTCCAAGGCAACGCGCCTCATCAAAACGGGCAAGGTCAAGATCGTGCGCAATGCTCCTGAAATCGTTGCAGGCGTAGTCGAAGGTGACCACGGGACCTACAACACCGAAATTCAGCGCAACGATCCCAACTCGCAGTCGATCGCCATGTGGTCGTGTGAATGTAAGTGGGACCAGTTCGCGTGGCAGCGCACGCGCCAGTGGAAGCGCCTGGAGGGTCGCGTATGCTCGCACGTCCTCGCTACCTACTGGCAAGCTCTAGCTACTCCGCTCGATGAAGAAATCGGTCCTGGTTCCGAAGGGCCGCAAGAACCGCAGCCGGGCGGAGAAGGTGGCGCTCCTGCGGAAACTGGGCAACCTGCACCAGGCGCACAACCCAGTCCATTTGGGCAGGCTCCTGGAGGGGGCACGGGCGCAGTCCCGCCAGCCGGTGCCGCCGGACCCCAGAAGCCGGGGATGCCAAACCAGGTCGCTCCTGCTCCTCAGCCGTCCCCAGTCCCCGGACAAGCGCCAGAACCGCAGAGCTTGATTCCGCAGTACCCGCTCGACCCTGCGCTCCAGCCAGCTATCAATCCCGTCTCGGTACCAGGGCAGAAGCCCCAGAGCCCTCTCAACCCCGTCCAGAACGCTGGCGGTACATTCTCGCACGTCGCCGCTGCACAGTTCCGCAATGGCGATATGGTCCAGTTGAAGCAGGCGGATCACGGTCAGACCGTTGGCCTCAACGCTGGCGAAACCAAGGAAATCCCAACCAATAGTATTGGCGAGGTCCTTGGCACCGATCCGCTTGGGCTCGTCAACGTCTACTTTGCGGGACCCCAGGCCGAAGCTGGTAGACTAGAATCGCACGGGATCACTGGCTGGTTCTGGCCTAACGACCTCATCGCGCGTCCCGACGTACCCCCAGCAGGACCCGCCACCAGACGCCGCTAATTTAGCTCTTGACTTCTGCTAAGCAATAGGTTATACTGTCCGACATGGACATAGATACCCTTACACCGCGACAGTTGGTTTGTGGCCTGATGCGGGGCGATGCCTCTGACTTGAAGTTGGGCTACAGCGCCGATGCTGCGGTACACACCGTTGCACAGATGGGATCGTTTAGCAAGGACCGGGAGCCGTTGACTCAGACCGAGTTGGACGAGCTTCAGGCGTTCGCGGAGGGATTTGCGATCGGCATCAACGAAAACACTGCCCTCCTCAATCCGGTGACCGTATAGCCATGAGGTATGACGAAGGACGAACCCTGCGACTGGATGCCGAGCGCGTCAGCAATGGCGTAGCGGCTAACCAGTCACAGGAGAGCTTGGACGATCAGTTGAAAGACCTGCACGTCCTCGCCACGCGCTTTGGCTTGTACGACGCGGGCGATTGGCTCAAGGAGCTTATCGGCCATCGTGATCGCTTCTATGCCGACTATGGAGAGATATTGAACTCATGAGCTTCTTTGGGATGGGCAGCGACGGCATGGCGAACCCAAGTATCTTGCTTGAGCAGGCGATCGTGCTGATGGATCAGTGGAGGAAGAACCTCCCGTATAACGTGGAGACAATTGTCTGTGCCGAGGAGCTTGATTGGGCACTCGAACTGATGCGCTCGGTTCGCATCAGCGATGAGCACGAGAGATTCCCCTTGCGCACTGTCCCTAGTTGGAGAGAGCAGCAGAGGGGCGATTGGCCGCACACCACATTCGGTGGCGCAGAGATCGAGCACGCATAATGTACTTCAAGGACATCGGTCGTAACCGCTACTCGGTCCACAAGAGCGAGAAAGATGAGACGTTCTACGGCACCGTAGAGAAGCAGGAGTACGACTCCATCAACATGAAGACAGGCGAGCGCGGCACGAAGCGCTTCTGGAAAGCCCACGGGAAGGCCGGAGGCTGGCGCGAAGCATCCAAGCACCAGTTCACCACGCGCGAGGCCGCAGGCGAATACTTGCTCCAGGATGCCGCGACGCCGTACAACAAGAAGAAATCGCACTGGACCAAGCGCCAGGGCGAGTCGGCAACTCTCAAAGCAGCCAAGGAGGGATCATGAAGGGAGCACGATTCGACATTCTTCGCAATCCCGAATACGGGACATATAACTGGAAGTTGCAGTTGCCTGACGCTAGCTATGTCTGCAAGAGCGCCAGGGCGGCTTTCTCGACTTTTGCGGAAGTCACAGCAGATGCCCGTCGCTTCCGCAAGCTGATGGGGATCAAAGCAGTCATTCCGCGCACAGTCGGCCCGTCGTGATCACAGACGAGATCACAGACGAGCGCGGCATGCTCGATCTGGATACATGGAATCGACGCAATGGCGGCATCGCTCGCTGTTGTGCGAAAGACTGCGGATGGGAGGGCATCCCCACATACATCCGGGGCGTGCCTTCGACGCGCTGTCCAGCTTGCGAAAAGCCCGAAACCGATGAGGAAATGCTGGCCCTTGGCGATCCGCCTGAGCCTCGTGCGCCCAAGCAGGGCCGCAACGAGCCATGCGCATGCGGCAGCGGCAAGAAGTTCAAGAAGTGCTGTGGGGCATAGAACAAACGTCCAGGTCTTACATAAGCTATTGATTTATGCTATACTTCATCCTATGAACGCTACAGAGAACATCCCTCAGGCACACGATGAAGCGATTGCCGAGCAGTACCATCTTCTTGATCGTGCGCAGATGCGCAGGACGTCAGATCAGCAGCACGCCGCTGGCATGGCTGGCTTTCGCGCAGGCTATAAGGGTCGGCGTTTTACGCACTTCCTCTCCGATGGTAGCGAGGCTACTCATAAGGAGGCCGTAGCCGCCCTGCGAGAGATGCCCCAGGACGAGCGAGTCATTTCCTACGGCAAGACCCCGGATCAGATGCTTGAGCAGCTTGTCGAGTCCGCCCAGGCTATTGGCGAGATCGTCGCCAAGATCAAGGAGATGGAGCGGGTATACACAGGCTGGAGTCGCTTCTTCCTCGTCACTTCATCGAGCGGCCACATCCACTCCTCAATGCACTGCTCGACCTGCCGCCCCACCACGACCTTTGGCTGGATGCCTCAGCTTTCCGGCAAGACCGAAGCCGAGGCCGTCGAGACATGCGGCCCGACCCTCTGCTCCGTTTGCTTCCCTGAGGCTCCGCTGGACTGGCAGAGCGGCAAGAAGATCACGAAGGCGCAAGCCGCCAAGATGGTGGCATAGTTCTTCGTTCGCTGTTGACATACGCTATAGGAATCTGATACACTATCCCCATGACCAAGAAAGACTACCTAGAAGTAGCGCAGGTCATTCGTCGGAAGCGGAGCGACTATACCCCTCCGGCGGAGACTAGCTTGAGCCCAGAGAGCGTGCGGCTGCTTGAAACATGCACGCTCGTCGTGGACAACGTAGCGCGCGATCTAGCTGATTTGTTCGCGCAGGACAACCCGCGCTTCGAACGGGACCGTTTCATGATTTCCGCAGGGGTATCTCGATGAATAACTCGACCAAGATAATCTGTCCGCGTTGCGGCACAGATACGGGTCACTACGATTTGCGTGGTCCCCTAAACGATGCTCTACAGGCATCAGGACCACTCGATAGGCGTCGCCACCCTTCGATAGAACATGCAGCTACGTTCTATCGAGGCGTATTGGGCGAAGCAGAAGATGCAGAACTAACCCCATAATCTCTACTCGACAGGAGATCATCATGCAGACCTACCGCACACATCCCCTCTACAAGCTGGCTCAGAAGCTCAGCGGCCAGCCGATCGACTGGAGCAATCCGTCCGTCGTGCGCCTCCAGTACGAGATGCGCCATGACTTCACGGAGATGACGCCTACGCTGAGCCTGATCGGTATGACGGCGGGTGTCGATGACGCCCAGCCGTTTGCCAACACCCTGAAGGAAATCACGATGGAACCGGAGGCGGCTCTCCGTCGCTACCTGGCGATCCCGCAGGCCAAGCGCGAAGAGTGGGACACGGCGCTCGGAGAGGGGCGTAACTGATGGCCCACTGGAACATACATATCAAGGGCATCACGCCGCTGAAGGAACGCTACGACGATGGCGAGATCGAGTTCACGGAGATGCGCGATAGCGTGGTGCGCATCTTGCGGACAAAGCTGACTCGCTACCTCGACGTGGATAGCGCGCTCTGGGACAACGAGGTCTATGAGGCCGTAGAGTATTTGGCCGAGACGACCTCAGAGGAGATGTTCAACGACGCCCAGCACGACTTGTACGACTGGTGCGACGACAATCGGGTCTGGCTTGACCCCATCGAATAGAGTCTGCTACACTGCAATCATGGAATTCGTACTGACACATCCCGACGAGGGACTCAAGAACATCACCGTCCTATTCGATGGCGTGCCCTACGTGGCTGACTCCGACCACCCTTGGTGGGATGAGATCATTGACTTCGTGCTCGATGACGACCCGCGCGTCCTCGATCTCTTCCCCATCCGCTCTGTGCAGCAGCCGAGCACGGAGGCAGAGCCCGACGAGGAGGCGGTCTTCACAGCGTTGAACGACTTCTTCGAGGAGCGCGGCATCGATCCATTCACGAGGGCTCCCGAGGATTACAGCAACGAGGAGCTAGGGAGTCTTCGTACTCTCTTCGATCGCCTCGGCGCAGGTGCTTGTCCTGACCCCGACTGCCTATTCTGCTATGGCCCACGTTCCTAGACCAGACGAGCAGGCACGCGCGGAGATTCACGTTGCTCTCAACAGAGAGGCAACGCGCCTTCTCCATTCTGTATCCCCGGAGCGCACGGTACCGCAGCATCGCGGGTACTCGCGCTGCCTCCCTCCCTTCCCTGTTGATAACGAATCGACCTTCCTGGGCACCGGCTACGAACTGCCCAAGGACGAGATCGCCAACTGGGACAAGATCGTTGGAGCGCACACGTGCGCCAAGAACAACCTCATCCGAGAGATATTCGCATGAGCGAGGTTGTAAAGACTTTCGAGGGCCGTCAAGGTCGCCCCCCTGTCTATCCGTGGGAGAAGTGGATGGATGGCAAGATTCACAAGCTCCACAAAGGGGTAGACTTCAATGGGCAGCCTAAGTCGTTCCGGGTCGGGGCACATCGCACGGCCAAAAACTATGGACTCAAGGTCCATACCGAGATCGTAGATGACGGGGAGGCAATCCTTCTTGAATTCTACGAGCCAGAAGAGGAGTAGTATGTCTGAGTCAAGGTCCGGTGGCATTGGGTTCGGAGGCGCGTTGGCGATTCTGTTCATTGCGCTCAAGCTGACCCACACCATCAGTTGGTCGTGGTTTTGGGTGCTCGCCCCCCTCTGGATTCCACTAGCGATCGTCCTGGTTGTCTTCGTGGTGATCCTGATCGGCGTCGTGCTCGCAGCCATCTTCAAATAGCAGCATCACTCTCTTGACGACCCCAGTGTGCTCGTGTACAGTTGATCACAGCGAGATAAGGAAACCATGAAGCGTTCATCGATAATACTCAAGTGTGCCTTGGATTATGTCGGGGTATTGGTAGGTATTTTGATTGTTCCAGTGATGTGTCTCATTGCTTTGGTCATCAAGTTGGACAGTCGTGGCCCCGTGTTCTTCCGACAACTCCGTGTCGGGCAGCATGGGCGGCACTTTTACATTTTGAAGTTCCGCACGATGGTCCCCGAGGCGGAGCAGTTGAAGGACTCATTGCGGCACTGCAATGAGGCTAAGGATGGATTCTTCAAGATCGCGGCTGATCCGCGCGTGACGCGAATTGGTCGCTT